CAGCCGCCAGTACCGGAACGTCTTGTTCACCACAATCCAGAGGTTCGTCGTGAAGCGGTCGAGCCGACGCTCCGGCACCGTGAAGGGGAACGAGTAACTGGGCGAGGTCCAGTTGTCCGTCGCATTGCCGGAGAGATACACCTTCAGGCCGGGGTCGAAGTTGTGGTTGATGATGCCGACGATCCCCATGTGCTGGGCGATGGCGAGGTCGCACAGCCACGCGCAGTTACTGCGCTCCAGCAGCTTCGCGGGTTGCTCGGGTCGTCCGTTCACGAGGTTCGCCACCTTGTAGGCCGGGTCTTCCGTGCCTGCGCTGACGGAGAACGTGCCCAGCGCGGTCGTGGACCCGTCGAACCGATCCGTCGGCCTCGTATACAGAAATGTGGACATCAGCGCAGCACTCCCTGAATGTCGCTCAGGTTGCGTCCGCCCTTGCGGAGGATTTTCGAGATGGCCGGGAGCATCTTCTTCTCGACGGCTTCTTCCATCCCCTGCGTGTCAATGGTGCTGATCGCGACGTTCAGGGAGATCATGTCCTGCTGCGCCTTCGCCTCCGCCGCAGCGGCAATCGCCGCGTCTCCGCTCATTTGCCCGGCGTAGGCAATGCCGTCGGTCGATCCGATGGACGCGTCAATCGCATCGCGCACCGCACCAGCCGCGCCGACGCTGACCTTCTGCCAGTCACGGAACGCCTGCATCGACTGGGCGAGCTTGAGCGGGATTTCCTTGATGCCGCCGGGCGAGGAGCCGAATGACACCGCATCGACAGCGGCCTGCGCGTCCGTCGCCGCGTCCACGGCTTCCTGTGACCAGCCGCTCCAGTCGGTATCCGACAGCGCGGAATCCACGCCGTTGATCGCGGCCTCGACGTGATCGACGGACTTCGTCGTCGCCTGCGCGGCCACCGCTGCCGCATCTTTGAACTTCGTGAACGCGGCAGGGATGTCACCGCCCAAGGCTTTGATGATGGCGCTGAAGCCCTCCATCATCACCTCGTTGGTGGACATCGACTCCTTCTTCAGGACGCCGGTCTGCTCGGCCTGATTGATCAGGAGTTGCGTGTTCTCGTCAATGGGCAACCCGAGATCCTTGTGCGCCTGCCGCACGTTCTCCAGATAGCCCTTCATCTGCTGAAGCGCCTGCGTCTCGGTGAACCCAGCCTCGACCAGCTTCCCGAACGTCTCCTCGCCCTGCGCCTGAAGGTCGGCCATCGTATCGACGTTCAACGCGCCGATATTCGACATTGCCATCGTGACTTCGTTCAGCGATGACGCCGAGGCCACCAGTTCGGGATAGGTCTTCGCGAGTTGGCGGATGCCGAGGAGTTCGTTGATCGCCGCGCCACCTTCGCGTCCCAGCTTGGTGTTCGCATCGCTCAACTGGTCGAGCGCCGGACCCATCTGTTCAAGCGCGTCGAGATACGGCACGCCAGCGGCGACGGCGGCGTTGAACCCGGCGAGCGTCAGGCGCTCGAACCGGTTCATCTGATCGCCAGCGCCCTTGATGTCTCCAGCCATCTGCTGAAGCACCATCCGCGAGTCGGCGTCGATCTCTTTCCCAGAGGCTTGCGCGTCGGAGAGTGTCTTTCGCGCCGCCGCCATGTCGTTGATCTGCTTCGACAGGGGCGCGAATAGACCAGAGAGGCCAGCGGCCAGCCGCTGGTTCTGGCTGCTAACGAACCCAACGATCTCCTCGGACTTCGCAGCGGAGTTGGCGTTCAGCGTGAGGAGTTCTTGGAAACTCTTGGAGGCGACCTTGTTGCTCTTGATGATGTAATCCGCAAACGCACCGAAGTTCTTTTCCAGCGTCTCGCGACCCTGCTCGGCGGAGAACTTGCCCGTCTCCACCATCGAGAACACGTCGCGCAGCTTGCCGGTGAACTTGTCGATGTTGCCGGACTTCAGCCCACCCGCCTCGCCAATGATCGCGTCGAGGTTGAACAGTGCGCCTGCGCCCCGGTCGCCCTTGAATTTCTCCTTCGCGGACTTCTCGACCTCTTTCGCCAGTTCGTCGGTGATCTCGGTGCCGAAGTCGCGGCCGACATCCTTCGCCGCCTTGACCCAACCGGACTTCCGGAGCGCCCCGACAATCGCACCCACTCCTGCACCGATGGCCGTGCCCCACGGACCCGCAATCGATCCGATCTGGGCACCCGCCATCGCGCCGCCCATCGCACGCTGTCCGGCTCCGCGCTTGTCGGTCCCGGCCATGAAGGCTTGCACGCCGCCAGCAACCTGCGCGGCCATCGCCATGCCGCCAGCCATCTTGCCGCCGAGTTTGCTGTCCGCGCCGAGGAACTTGCCGCCGAACGAGGTGCCTTCTTTCCGGCCGAGAAGCTGATTCATCGACTGCCCGGCGATACCCGCCTGCGAGAAGATGCTGCCCACGCCTTTCATCGCGCCGCCGAAGGAGCCGCCGGTTACATTCGCCAACTGCTCGAACGACCCCGCCATCGACTTCGTCGCCTGACCCCACGTGGACGCGTATTGCCCGGCATTGGCCTTGGCGTCCGTGACGGCCTTCTTCTGCTTGTCAATGGCTTCTTGCGTGGCGTTCCCGGCATCCATGATGCGTTTGAGTTCCGTCTCCTGCTTCTTGACCTCTGCGCTCGCTTCCTCCTGCGTCTGGTAGCCACGAGCTTTGGTAATGTCACCAGAGACGGCGTCGATTTGCGCTTGCGGAACGCCTGCTCTCGCCAATCGCTCCCGCTTGGCCTCCAAGAACGCGATCCGCATCGCCTCGCGCTTCTTCTCATCGACTTCCGCTGTCAGCACCGCGAGGTCGTACTCGTCCTGCGCCAGTTCAATCGCCTCGCGCGTGGCGTCGTTCTGGTTCAGCGTGGCCGTGAGCGTCTCGCCTTTGAGCCGGACTTCCTCGTTCAGGTAATGCTGGGACGCGACGAAGTACACGCCCTTCGACTGAGCAAGAGCTTTCTCGGCGGCGAGGAGCTTGCGCTGCCGTTCATCGTCCGTCTGGTTCTGGTCGTGAACGGCCTTCTCGTACACCTCCGCGAGGTGTTTGGCTTTCTGCTCGCGACCCTTGTAGGTAACGTCGTCGCCTTCCTCGATCAGCCGTGCGGTTTCCTCTTGAAACCGCTTCTCGACTTCAACGAGGACTTCCTTGTTATCAATCGCCTGCTTCTTCCGACGTTCCCACTCAATGGCCCGGAGCGCCTGCACCTGATCGATGCCGACCTTCGTTGCCTTGATTTCGTACTCGGCCTGTTGACGCACGCCCTCGGCGTGGGCCTCGGCTTCACGCTTGGCAATGTCCGCCGTTAGCTGCTCGCGTTCGAGTGCGGCACCGTTCCGGATTCGCGTGAGTTCCTCTTGTAATCCCGTCTCGTTCGTGAGGGTCAGCGCCGCAATGCGTTCGGCTTCCGCTTGACGCGCACCGATCAGCGCCAGTTCCTTGACCGTGCCCTCCGTGGTCATCTCGATCCGGGCTTGCTGGATCTTGGCTTGTTGCTGAAGATCGTCCTCGGCGGACTTCCTGCGCGAGTCGCGCAGGAGGTTCTCAGACGCGAGTTGCGCTTTCTGGTTGGCCTCTTGGGTCTTCAGGGCGAGGGTGGCCGGATCGTTCGCGGCTTTCGCGGCCTCGATCTCGGCATCGCGCCGGATCTTGATGATCGACAGTTGCGCGGCGAGTCCCTGCTGACTCGCGTTGACTTCAGCAATCCGTTGATCGGTCGCGAGTTGAATGCGAGTCTGCGTGGCCGACTGCGCTGCCGACGTGAGGATCTTCTGTTGATCGACTTGGAACTGCGTCTCCGCCTGTGCGGATTCTCTTTCTCGGCTCTCTGTCGTGCCCCCTTTGTCCTTGATCGACAGGAGCTTCGCGTCACGCGCGGCCTTGGCGTCCGCGAGCGCCTTACTGGTGCCGGTCAGGCCCATGCTGGCGCGGTCGGCGGCGATTTTCTGTTCAAACTCCGCTTGCTGCGACTCAGCGGCGATGAGCGCCTTGAGTCCCTTGAGTTCGTCAGCCGTAACCCTCGACCGCTCCAGCGCCGACAGAATCATCTCGTCGCTGGCGTTGGTGTTCAGCACCATCGCGCGGACTTGCTCTTTCAACGCATCGTTGAACTGGCCCATCTTCACGGTGCCAGCGTCCGTCGTCTCCGCCACGCGCTTGGACTTCGCGATCATGTCCTCTTGGGCATCTGCGCCGAGAGTCAGTTCGCGGTTGTGTTGCTTCTGCACCTCCGCGTTGTGCAGCGTGACTTGCGCCATGCTGGACCCCGGCTCCAAGCCGGACTCGATGGCCTTGTTGTATTCCGTGACGGCGTTCTTGTATTCCTCGCTGCTCCGGATGCCCTTGACCTCCGCGTTGAGTCGCGCGGCCAGCAGCACGTCCCCCTTGGTCAGCGCCTCCTGATATTCCTTCTCCTTCTGAACGAGGTCGGCTTCGACCTGAACGATGCTCTTACCCGCATCCATCTGGGCCTTGGCGCTTTTCGCTGCCGCCTCGCCCACGTTGTCGTAATGCTTCTTGATGCCCCACAGCGCCACGCCCAACGCGATCAGCCCGGCGATGATGGCGAGGACTGGGTTCGCGTACATCGCGGCCGTCAGCGCCTCGACCGCCGCCGTCACGCCACCGGTCGCGATTGCCAAGATGCCTTGCATGGCGGCATACGCCTTCGCACCGAGGCTCGCCTCCGCCTGCACTGCCGCTAAGGCTTGCGTGGCTCCCGTCTGCAACAGGATTTTGGCGATCAATTCGGTGGTCTTGCCTTTGGCGTAATCGAGCGCCTTCGACCAGCCCCCCAGCTTGTCGATGATCTGGGGAAGCATGTTGAGGAAGACGTTGCCTGCGGCCTTCCCCACATCGAGGACGGCGTCCCCGATCACCAGCAACGCACCGCCAACTTGTGGCGCGAGGTCGAGTACGTCCGTGAGCGGCCCGAGGAGAGACGCCCCGATCTCGTTCCGGGTCGCCTCCATCATCTTGTTGATGCGGTCGAGGGAGTCGCCGTACCGGTCGGCCGCGTGCGCCGTGTCCTCCGACATGACGAGGCCGAGTTTCTTGGCCTCGGCCATCAGCGAGTCGATGTCCTCCGTCGCCAAGTTGGACATCTGCCGGAACTTCGGTCCCAGCAACTCGACGCCCTTGCGGGTGCGCTCACCCGCGTCGTCAATGCCCTTCAGCCCCTTCATGATGCGAACGAACTGTTCGTCGGGCGTGGCGGCTTGCAGTTCCTCGAACGAGATGCCGAGATCCGTGATGGTGTTGACGGTCTTGGCGTTGCCCTCCGCGATCTCCTTCGACATCTGCTGAACCGTGCGGCCCAGCAACTCGAATGACACGCCTGCCTGCGAGGCAACGAACCGCAACCCGGAGAGGCTCTCGACGGTAAGGCCCGTGCGCTGACTCATAGCGAGCAGCGAGTCGCCCAGTTCCGCGACGTGGCCCACCATGTCGGGAATCTTCTCGACCAGCCCCAGCGCCGCTTCCTTCGCCGCGTCGAACGACTTCGCCATCTGCACGCCGAAGAACGTGCTCAGCGACTCGGAGTCCTTCTTCGCCTTGCTCGACGTATTCCCGATGGCCGCAATCGCTTTGTTGGTCGCGTCGAGTTTCTCGACCATGCCCTCCAGCGCCTTGACGGCACTGGCGACATCCGCTGCGATTTTGATGAGTACGTCGTTGTCGGCCATCAGCGCACACCCTTACCCCACGCCGAAGCGGCGTCGAGTCACCTTCGTCCCGCTATGTTGTTCGTCGTAGGCTTCGCGTGCCTTCAATTCCGCGTCGAGTCCCAGTGACATGCACGCGGCGTCGAAGTCGAACGCCATCGCCCGTTCAGAGGCGGACGAATTCGTCGATGTCGGGTCGGATTGGAACCACCACCGGCTTGGCGGCTGGTTGTACTGCTTCCCCATCTGGTAACACAGGAGCATCAGGGGTGCTTGCGCCTGTACGAAAGTCCGCCGCCGTCTGCGCCGTCATCAACGGCACAACGGCAGTCTCGCTCCAGATGTGAATCAGTTGCGTGAGCGTGAGCAGGCCGACCGGGAGGTGATCGGGGTTGCCGTCGTCTTCCAGCACGAGCACCGGCTGGAGCACGACCTTGATCGCGTGCTCGCGCACGACATCGACCAGTTCGCGGGAGTGCGCTTCACCCAGTGCGGCGAGGCGTTCGGTGGGGGACGCGCCCGGCATCTCGATCATCTTCTGGACCGCGACGAGCAGCGGCATCGGGATGCGGCCTTCAAAGACCATGACCGTCATGTCCTCGCGGCGTGCGAGCACGTGCTGGCCTTGGCCCATGTCGATTTCAACGACGTGGCGCTCGCGCATCGCGCGAGGATTCATGAGTGTAGACATGGCGGAGATTCTCAGCCGGGCGAGCGCGACCGGAAACGCCCCTCGGGCTTTCCGGTGTCAGGCGTAGACGAGGTCGGCCACCGAGGTCGCCATCCGCAACCGGCGGAGCGCCAGCCCGGTTTCCCACGAGGCGAACGTCAGGACCACGTCCCGCTTGCGGAGCGCCTTCCGCCGCACCAGCGCCCGTACCGCGCGTCGGTGCGCGGCCGATACCCGGAAGTGCCCCTCCGCCCTTTGGAGCAGCAGGGTGGCGAGCGTGGCCCGTTCCTGCCCCCACAGCGCGTCGGTCACGGATCGCCAGCGTGCAACCGACGCCGCCGCCCGGCCCAGCGCCTCCGCCGTCAGCGGCGGCTCCCGGTGTCGTCCGACTTTTGGGCGAGTGCCATTCAGCACGTGCATCAACGCACGCCAGCCTCGGAGCGCCAGCGCCCGGTCCTTCGGAGGTCCGGCCGAGAACCGGGCCGACGCGTTCAGGTACCGCTTCGCCCAGAGCGCCCCGTTCAGCACGTCGGCCGCGAGATACCCGTCGGTAGGATGCACTTCAAGGAACGCCACCGCGTCGGCGTAGCGCGTGAGCCGGGTCAGGTGCGCCACAAGGGTCGCGTGCGCCGGGTCGGTCGCGTAATCGACCGGGACCGCGAGCGGCACGCCGCCGCGAAAGATGTAGGCCACGAAGTCGAGATTGTAGCTGTGCTTGTCACGAGCGACGGTTATCGTGCAAAGTCGCCCTCGTGGTGTTAGCGTTCACGGGTTGGAGGGTCCAGTGGCAGTACTTCGACTGATCCTGCTCGTCTTCGCACTGGTGTGTTTCGTCCTCGCCGCGTTTCCACCGCAGACCCAACCGTACCATTCACGTCTGGTAGCAGCGGGGTTGGCGTTCCTGACCGCCTCGATGATTCCGTGGCCCACGTAAGGACACCATCATGACCACGCTGTTGATCATCCTGATCGTGCTGATTCTGCTCGGCGGCGGCGGCTACGGGTACCGGTCCAACTGGGGTGGTCCGCAGTACGGCGGGTTGCTCGGATTGGTCATCGTGATTCTGTTGATTCTGGTCCTGACCGGCAACCTGCACCTCCGCTGAACCCCGCGCCAACCCTTCGCTGTTTTGTTTTAAGGAGATCCAAAGACCATGTCACGACTCGCGATTATCACGTTCATCACCCCGCAGGGTGTGGACATCGACAACGGGTTGCCCAGTGCGCCCGTGTACCCCGGCAACGCGCTGCCCGGTGGACCTGTAGACCCCGGTTACGGCCGACCGGGCGGTGGATGGAGTCCGGTCGATCCGGGCTTCGGCGGTGGACGCCCGGTGCGTCCCGACAACGGTCTGCCGGTCGGCCCTCCGGGATCCATCGGTACGCTGCCGGTGTTCCCGTTCGATCCGACCGCACCGGGAATCGACAACACGCTGCCCGGTAGCGGCGGCGGACAGATCGACAACACGCTGCCCGGTGGCGTGATTCACCCCGGCATGAAGTTCGTCGTGAAGTGGCTCGCGTGTCAGGGGCTGATCCTCGTGCCCGACAACACGCTGCCGACCACGCCGCCGCCGACCGGTGGGACGCTGCCCGGCACGACGCCCGAACCGAAGTAGTCCGTACGCAACGCGACCCGGCTGGGTATACCAGTCGGGTCGTTCAGTTCCCGCCCTGCACGAGCGCCGCGAGCACGCGCCACGCCCATCGCGCAGCACGCTGAAGCCAGCGCACCCTACCCCTTATGACCGGGTCCAGCCGACTGGCGTCACGCCGCGCACCCACTTCGGGAGGCCGACGTAGACCTCCGACCCGTGCCCCACCTTCGCCGTGACGATGTCGCCAGCCGCTGCCGTGACCACTGCCGGACGCACTCGGTACGTGCCGCCGATGATCGGGCCGCGCACCGTCACCAAGTCTCCGATACGCGGCACGTACATGACTACGCGACCGTGACCGCGTTCTTGCTGAGAGCGTTCCACTTCCCGCCGCCGGAGACAAGCTCGATGCTCGCACCGGGGAAGGCCGCGAACGTCGCGGTGTTCTTCGACGCCGCCGCCGTGCCGTCATCGATCAAGCCCGTCGCCGTCAACACGTGCGCGAACGCGGTGCGGTTCACCACGGTGAGGCGCAGGTTGTCCGCTTGCGGCGCGGCCACCGTGAACGCACCCACGCTGGTCTTCGCGAGCGAGTGGACGCCGGAGAGTTGCTGCAACGGCCCATCGGCCGTGTAGCGGATCGCCGCACCCGAGATCCCCTCGGGGAACAGGTGCCGACCGCGCTGCTTGCTGGTGATGCCCATTGTCGATGCTCCTCTACGGATTGCCGAATTCGTACGTGATGCTGAATTGCACTTGGCACGCGCCAGCGACGAAGTTGGCGTTCGCTTGCAGCCCGATGCCGACAAGGCCCGGAGTCCCGGTGTTCCCTTTCACAATCGAGGACACGGCCGGAGCACCATTGAGAATCAGCCCCGATCCCATCGCGTACTTTGACATCGCGGTCGGGCACTTCACGTACAGGTTCAGACCCGGCGTGCCGCCAATCGTCGTCACGCCTGCATAGAAGTTCCAGATGATGGCGTTGCCGATCCGGCAGTAGCGGTTGTTGATCAGCGGCGGCGTCAGCGCCCACGTCATCGACCCACTGGCGTAGAAGTTCGCCGGGTCGAACGGCACATCCGTCCAGAGGCCCAGTCCGGGCAGCAACTGTCCGCCGCGCTGCTTATTGGTAATACCCATGATTACGACGGGTCCACTTCGTACGAGATAGTGAAATACAGCGTCAGCGACCCCAACACGAAGGCCGCGCTACTTGGAAGCGACACCGCCCCGTATCCGGGATTCGGTGAATTGGGAGCCATTGACGCGATCCCCGGTACCGGCGGCGCTCCGTTCAGGACACGGCAATTCCCCGTGGCGTAGCCCTTCGCCTTCGTCGGCGCTTTCAACGTCAACTGCGTGCCGGGCACTCCACTCAGCGTGCTGGAAGCAATGACGAGGTTCCACGTCACCGTATTCCCGACGCGGGACATTCGGTTCTGGAGCACTTGCGCTTGCGTCACCGCCCACGTCATGCCGCCTTGGCCGGAGAAATTCGCCGCATCGAACGGCACGTCCATCCACGCCCCGAGGCCGGGAAGCAGTTGACCGCCGCGTTGTTTGTTGGTGATGCCCACGAGGAAGGCTCCTTTATCCGGGGCCGCGTCACCCGGAATGACCGATGAGAGTCGGTCTGCTCAGGACCAGTGAAGAAGGCAGGAGACGCCAACCGCCCGGAAAGCGTCTCCCGCCACGAACCGATCTACACGAGCGCAGCGGGTGCGACTCCCTGCACCCAGACCGCGTTGTTCCAGTAGCACTTGGACGCATCGCCCAGCGTCATGAACGAACCCTCGACCCACGCCGACGCCGGAACCGGCGTAATGGTCCCCATGTCCGACAGGTGCATCGGGATCGTGCCGCCCGTGGGCGACCACGTGCCTGCCGCACCGGGAACTTGGGTCGCCTTGGTCATCGGGTACGTCGCCGGAACCACACCGGGCACCCACGCCGACTCGTTCCAGTAGACCTTCGAGCCGTTGTCGAGCGTCACGTACTGCCCGACCGTCCAGTGCGCCGTCACGATCAACCCGGTCGCATCGACCGGCTGGACGCCGCCCATTTCCGACTGAGTCATCGGCACGCTCGATCCGGTCGGATACCACGAACCCGGTGCTCCGGCCACCGCGCCCGTCGCCAGCGGAGCAGCCTTCTCGCGGAACCACTGGAACAAGCGATCCCCCGCCGTGCGCTTGGCGTCCACGAGTCCCTTGAGCGTGATCTTGTAGATGGCCTCACCCGTCCGGTTGTACGGGATGGCGACACCTTCCACGTTGTACACGCGGTAGAGACACAGCACCTCGAACTTCTTGGGCGACGTGCGGATGCGCGAGGTCAGCGCCACGCACTGCGTCTGCACGCTGATCAGGTTGCCACCGTCGCCACCCCAGAACAGCATGCGAGCGGCATCGTCGTCCGATCCGACGTTGTCGAACGCGGCCTTCAGCGTGGTGTAGACGTGCTCCATCGCCGTGAACTCGATCTGGATTTCTTCGCTGACCACGAAGACATCGACCGGGTTCAACGACTGCTCCGCGACCACCTCTTGCTTGTTCTGCTTGTAGGTGAACGTCGCCGCGTCCTGCGTGTAGCCGACCTCAACGCCGGACAAGGGCGTGCCGTCGTTGTGAACCAGTAGCTGCGGCGGGTTGCCCGTCGCAGGCGGCGTCACACCGAGAAAGATTCTCGCGGCACCGATGTGTATGTTTGCTGGATTCTGGGCCATTCGTTACTCCTCAGACGAAACTGGTCGGTGCCACTACTCCACCGTGGTGATGAAGACTTCCAAGAACCCGCCCTTCACAAACGGAGTCTCGACGGTTTCCGGACGCTTTTGCAGCGGCGTGTACTGCTCGCCCCCTGTGTCGAGTGGCCCGGTGCCCTCGATGGGCGTCAGATGCGAATCCCGCGCGATGGCTCGCAGGCACCACAGGTAGCGTTCCAACTGGATCGAGATGGTTTCCTCGGTGTCGCCGCCAATCGACACGCCGATCACCACGCGATGCCGCATCACCCGCGAGTACGAATTCACTTGCGGGGACGAGTCCGTCACGATCAGTTCGAGCGACGGCAAGCCGCCGAGGTCCGCCTTGTCCGTCGTGTGGATCTCGTACGGCGGCGGCGTCACGATGCCGTCGCCAGCCGCCATGTCGGCTTCGGCCAGTCGCCCCGGCAACTCGGCCTGCAACCGGTCGCGCAACTTTCGCTTGGCCTGCGTAACGTGAAACATCCGTCATGACCCTGCCGACGGCGCGGACGCCGATCCTGTGTCGTGCGCTTTCACGAGCCACGCGTGGAGCAACGGCGCGAACACCGCTGGATCCGGCGGCGGCAGAAACGGCCGCGCAGGCATCTTGCTCGTGCCCCACTGGTGAAACTTGCCGTAGGGCACCGAGGTGCCAGCCACCGCAAACATCGGGTGGGCTTCAAAGATGCCTTCGGGTCCGACGTTCGATCCGTTCCACGCCAGCGAGTTCCGCAGCCGACCCTCGCGCGTGAGGATCGGCAACCCCGGATAGTTCGCCGTCTTCCAGATGCGATACCTCGGAGACAGCTTGGCCCACGGTCCACCAATGAACCGTCCGCCCTCGCCACGCGGCGTGCCGCTGGTGGCGAACAAGTCCTGCACCATCCCGAAGTACTTCGGCGCGAACACGTCACGCCAGAACGGCGTCAGATCCTGCACCGACGCCAACAGCGCGGCCATCCCCGCCTTGACGGCTTCGTCACCGATGACGGTGAAACTCAGGATGCCTTGAGGCTGGTTCGGCATCTCAGAACTTCATGTTCATGGTGACGCGCGGCTCGATGCGATGCCCACAGTCATCGAAGATGAGGCCCATCGGGGCACCACCGGGCTTCGGCACCATGTCGTCCGTGCGTTCCGCGTCCGTGAATTCAATCGGACTGTTCGGGTCCGCCAATAACTTCAACGCGTTCTCGTACTGCTTGCAGGCGCGGTCGGCGCTCTGCATTGTGACCTCGGTGCCGACCGCTGCCGCACGCGCGTAGAGAATCTTGCAGATCGCCCCCTGACTGACGATCTCTTTCGATTGCGCCAGTGACCGTGCGCCGGTAATGGGAATCTTGTAGCCAAGGTTCTCCATCGCCGCGTCGAACTGCGCGTGTGTGTCATCGAGAAACACTTGCGCCGAATCGGCGGCAGGCTTGGAGGTCGCCGTCAGTTGGAACTGCGGCATCCTCCGCTGCACGTCATCGAGGGTGGCGTAGGGCATGAGGCGTTGACTGGGCGCGAGCCGAAACCCGCGCCCGAATCACCTACGCAACCGCGCCCTTGATCAAGTACGCCAGCGCGGCGCTGACGATCTTCTCGTCCTGCTTCTCGCTGACCCGGATCACGTCGGTATCCCGCTTGTCCTCCCGATACCGGAAGACGCGCAGATCGCTCGTCCGCATCTGGTAGCCGAACGACGCACGCTTGAGCGAGGGGCGGCTCTCCTTGTAGAACAGGAGCACGTCCTTGCCCCACACGTCCGCGAAGGCATCGACCGCGCCTTCCTTGGACACGCGGCGAATCACCTTGCCGACGAGGACTTCGTCCACCTCGAACACCGCCGCCAGAATCTGGCGCGTGATGATCGCCCGTTCGGTGTACTTGACGATCTCCTTGATGTCGGGATGGATCTTCAGCGCCTCGAACACGAGGTAGCCCATGAGCATCGTGTTCGGGCCGTACCCCGGTGCGCCGGTGTAGATCGTGGTCCGCGCATTCTTCGCATCATCGAGCGGGTCGCTGTTCGCGGCATCGCTCCACTGATCGCCACCGGTCAGCGTGATGTTGTTCGTGATGATCGCCGGGTTCAGCACAAGGTCCGCCACCCGCTTCTCGCGGTTGTTCAGGACCATGTCCGTCACGATCTCGGTCGTATCCACGTCGAGGTCGAGCGGCGAAGCGGCGTTCTTGCGCTCCTCGTCGTCAATCTCGCCTTCAAGGCCGTACTGTTCGGCCAAGTAGGTGTCCGTGGTGACGTTCCAGTCGATCCGGTTGTACTGGCTGCGTGGCGCACGCTTGGAGTCCGGCGCGTCCATGCGGCTCTTGTCGTAGACCCAGTACGCCGCTGACTCCTTGGCGACCGGGACCGGCGGCAGCACTTCGTCGGCCAGATAGCCTTCGGGCGCTGCGGCAAACTGCAACGAGATGTTCGTCAGCAGTTGGTCGAATTTAACGGATGTGATCAGCGGCATTGATGTCGCCCTTGCTCAAACGGTTCATGACAGTGACCCCCGCGACACGGTGCCTCCGGCACTCAGCGTGCGGTCGCGCGTCCGCTGTCCCAACGATGTCGAACACCTCGCGTTAGACCGCGAGGTCGTACTGCATGATCAGCGAGTCGATGATGATGGCCGCGCCACCATTGGCTTCCATCGCAATCGCGCCGACCTTGTCTTTGTCCGCCGCCGCCAGCGAGCCTTCACCAGCCGGACCCGCCTTGAGCGGCGAGCCGACGAGGATGGCGCTGGTGTCGGTCTGGAGCTTCGACCGGCCGCTCACGCGGACGACCGCCCCCAGTCCCGCCGCCGACGGCTTGTTCTGGAGGATGCCGATGGAGCGGCCATTCGCGCCGGACACGTTGACACGCGCCTGCTGACCACCCGCGACTGCTGCCGCTCCAATCACGAACTTGTACTGATGGGTGGACAGGTCCGCCGCTGATTCCAGCGTCATGTCCATGCCGGGCATATGAATGCGCATGCTCGTCTCCGCTCCTCTGGTAACGCTGTTCCTGCCAAAGTCAAAAAGGTCGGGCCACAAAAAACGGGCCTCCACTACCGCCACGACACCACTGGTCGCGTGCAGGCAGGGAGGCCCAATCCCGTGCAGCCCTTGTCACTCGCGATCCGGAGATCCCTCTCCGGCACCTCACGGGCAGTGAGGTGGTTCGGGACCGTGGATGCGGCCCCTACACGAGTGGATCGTGATTACGCGTCCGCCGAGGCGAACCGCTCGCGGTACGCTTCGGCGTCACCCGCCAACTGCGTTCCCGCCTTGATCGTCGCGTCCCGCAGCGAGATGCCTTCGTCCTTCGCGATCTTCCGCGACAGTTCGATCAGCTTCTCCTCGGCCTGCTCGCCGTTGGTCTTCGCATCGCCTTCGGCCTTGCCGCCGGAGCCGTGCTCCTTGTTCAGCGAGATAACGGGCGTGGTCTTGGTCGCGGCCCACTCGCGGAACCCGGAGAGGTCCACGGTGTCCTTCCACATCTTCTCGGCCCAGTCGCGCTCGGGCTTCGTGATGAACGCGCCCTGCGACAGCCGGTTCAGTTCGACCGTCATCGCCGCCGTGGACTTTTCCTTCTCGGTCTGATCGAGCCGTGAAGACAGCGACACCACCTGCGACTGCAAGTTGGTCAGGTCCGCCTTCGGGATGACCGTCTCGCCGTCCTTGACGATCTTGACGCCAGCGGCTTCCAACTGTTCGAGGCTGACTTCCACCTCGCCACCGGCGTCGTTCTTCAGCATGAACTTCATGTGCATTCCCTTCTGCTGTGGGTTGGCCGCAGCCGCAGCCAACGCAGCCGCGATGGCTTGCTTCAACTCGTCTGGAAGCGGCAGGTTGTTGACGACAGCGGCGACTTTTGACTCGTCGCCGTCGGTCCCGGATTTGGTGACGACCGTGGCTTCGCCGTCGGCACCCTTATCGACCTTCGCGCTCACGTCGGGCTTCTTGTCGCCCTCGCCCTTCGCGAAGGGATTGCCGCCCTTGCCGTCCGCGCCGTCCTTCTCCTGCGAGCCAGCGGCTTTCTGTTCCAGCTTGGCCCCGACCGGATTCGGTACCTGCGGGGTCACGGGAGCCGCTGGATCCGTCACCGGCGTATTCGGGTTGGTCGGATTCACCACCGCCGCTGTGTTGGGCGCAACACCCTGCTGGCCCGGCAGCGCCGCGATAGGAGCCTGTGGCGGCACCACGCCCGGCGCACCGGGGATCCCCGGCACCCCCGGTCCCGGCAGGCCCGGCACCGGCACGGTCGGCGCTGCGCCCGGCGTCAGGCCCGGATGCTGAGGGTTGGCGGGTGTCGCACTGGCAGGCAGCAGTTCCGTCGCGCGGAACCACTTGTGGATCATGCCGTTCGCATCCTTCACGGACACGAAGGCGTCGTCCCCTTCCCCGACCACTTCGGCAATCTCGAATGTCGCGCCGATCTCGTCCTGCGTCCGGGCGTTGCCCGGCGCGATCATGACGCGCATCCCGGCCTTGGTGCCTTCCGTCGTGGACAGGTTCACCAGTTCGTGCGCGGACACATCGAGCGTCCCCGTCTTGGTGAAGTCCATGAACGGCACTTCCTTGCACGAGTAGAGCGACAGCGCCGTCATCCCTTCAAGGAACGGATGATTCGTGATCGCCGCCGCCAGCAACGTCGTGCCGATCTTCGACCCGTCCTTGTGCGTGTGGTTCTTCACGAACGACGGGCTGATGAACCGGTACTCCTTGTTCTCGACCGCGTCCATGCCCTTCGGCGTCCACTCGACCTCGGCCCAGAGCGTGTCGCCGTCGTCACGCAGTTCAAGGTTCTTCATCCACGCCGCTGCCGCCCCGTCGCCCGGCTTCTTGGGGTCCATCGAGAGGTGGTCCCAATCAATCGGCAGTTCGGTCGGGTTCTTCGGCGTGATGGTCTTGAAGTTGTGCAGCATCGAGGACAGGTCGTCCTTGGTGATGCTGAACTTGCCGTAGCGACTGGACGTGAAGGAACCCGTACGCGCGAGTTGGATCCAACTGCGCTTGCCCGTGCCGCTCAGCGTGATCGCGCTCAGCAGGGAGGGAGTCGAGAGGATGACGCGCGTCAGATCAGCCATTGGAACACCGCAAGGTTGTCCGACAAAGTCAAGATGAAAACATGGGACTAGCGGTGGGGTGATGCCGCCGCCAAACCCCCATACTTTGCGATTGCTTCGGGCTGAGGCGCAACACGTTCCTGTAAGTTGTTGAATCTATTGGACCCGCTCCGCGAACTCGGGGCGTACGCGGACGTGAACGATATTATCCGGAGGCATTTCCGGCACCTGAAGTGCCAGTGCCAGATGCCCGTCCGCTGCTCCAGCCGAACCGCCGGGCTGTCCCATTGACAGATGCGTCCGCAGTCCACTCAATGCACCCCGGTGGTCCGCCGACGCCGCAGCGAATCCGGCGTGAACACGTAGCCGACCGACACCTGTGCCTGCGGGATCGTCCCGAAGTTCGACCGCACGTACTGGATCGAGCGAATCGCCAGCGTCCGGCTGCACCGGGCGCACTCCGACGTAGACACGAGCGTGAGGTGATGCAGATGCGTCGAGCCGCACGGGCAGTACGCGTCCACGGTCACGTCGAGCCGATCCACGAGCTTCTCGGTCGCCGGGGGTCGCTCCTCGGCCGCGTCCGCCCCCAGCACCTTCGCCAGAATCAGGAGCAGAGTTTTCACGGTACCGTGATGGGTCGTCGCCGTCGGCATCAATCCTCGCTATCACTCTCGTCGCCGGTATCGGCCGTGTCGGCCTCGGGCGCGGCCTTCGTGCTCGGCTTACTCGGCTTGTCGCTCTCGTGGTCGCCCAGCGTGTCCTCGTCAATTTCGTCCACGTCGATTTCGCTGCCGTCGGAGAGGAGCGCGATCTGGACGCACCGGCAGGCATCCCCGCCGAGGCACTTCACGTAGGGTGGGCGCAGTTCTTCCTGCCGGTCGCTGCCCAGTTCCATCGACTCGCCATCGACCTCGGCGCACTCGTCGCACGTGCCCGTGTCCATGACCGCCGTCTGGATGACCGCGTCCACGATGGCCTCGCCCCCGGCCACCGCCTCGGCCTTGCTGATGAACTTGCCGTTTTCGTCCCGGTAGGCCAGTTCAAACTCCAGCGGGATGCGCGAGCGCCGGAGCGCCTGCATCGCCGTCGAGCGCCCCAGCGCGAACGCTTCGTTGGTCGCCCGGCTGGCGAACCGCTTCAGTAGCGACGGCGAGCGCCGATCCGTGAACGACTGGGTGAGCGCCTCGCGCCGGTCGGCCCCGATCCGTCGTCGCCGGAGCCGCGCCTCGTAGTCCTCGCGCAGACTGGTGAGCGCCCGTGCCCGGTCGGCCAGCACCGCCGCGCAGATGCCGTCCACATCGACCGGGATCTCGCGCGTGCCCAGCCGCGCCGGTGCGCCCTGCCGCACCAGTTCCATCAGCACTTCACTCGCGCCGTAGGCGGCGAGGTCGTGCAGCGTGTCGCGCCAGCGGTCCTCGTCACAGCTAAGGAGCGTGTCGCGGCAGGCGTCGAGCCGCCGGGGAATCTCCGTCAGCGACAGCACCTTGGCCTCGAACTTCATCGGCCGACGGCTCAGGCTCACGCCTTTGTAGAGCGTGCGCTTCCGTTTGCGCTTCGGGGGCTTCGACGGGATTGCGCCGACCATCGACGGGAACGACACGTCACTGATGTCAGGCAGGTTGATAATCGCCAAGTCCGTGCGCCCGGCGATCAGGCCGTGCTTCTTCGCGTTGGCTCGGGACTCCTTCGTCATCGACACGGGCACCCGCGTGACGCCCTTGTCGCGCAGGTTGGCCATGCGGTGACGACCGTTCGTGAACCCGACGCGGCCATCGGCATCGACATTGACTTCGGCCGCGTCCATCTGCGGCGAGGTCTTCAGGAAGTCCGCGATGCGCTCCAGTCGCCCGTGAATCGCGCCGGTCCCGGACGGGTCGATGTGGAAGCCGGTGTCCTGCTTCCATGCGGCGTCGAACTTCGCCATGTCCACGGGCACGAGCACGTCGCCTGCACGCTTCGCGCGAGCACTGTGCGTGACCTTGATCGACCGGCCCTCGACTTCGACGTGCTCGCCGCCGCTGTACTGGTTCCCTCGAAACGGATGGCCCTCGGTATCGCCCAGTGCGAACGGCTTCGCCTTGGAGACGATGACAAAGTCGCCCTCTTGCAACGCAAACCGGTCGGCGTGTACGTCCCTCACGGCTGCACCTGTACGGTCATCCCGTTCGGACCTTTGCTGACGACCTTGTACTTGAGGCCACGCGGCAGAATGACTTCCTGCTGCCGGGCATACCGGTGGTCGGTGCCGATCTCCTCGTTGACGTTGATGTGACCCAGTCCCTTGGGCGCGAGCACGGTCAGTGTCGATTGCTTGGCCTTGTCCGCCACGCCGATGTCGTCCTGAATCTTCGCCAGCGCCGCCGGGTCGGCCGTCGTGGAGACGAACCCATCGTCCTGATACACGTCGCCCACGTCCAGCGAGGCCACCACGCTGGTGGGCACCGTGCGACTCAGCGTCGTGTCTTTCGGCAGGCGATTCCGCGTCATGTGGGTGTCCATCTCCAGCACGTCATTGCGATTCGCCCAGCGCGGTCCCTTCCCTGCCCGAAGATGCTCGTTGATGTAGCGAGCGCCGCCCAGCGTGTACTCGCTGACGGCTTTCTTGACGGCGTACGTTCCCCACCGCCAGCGTTGGCCCTCGGTATCGCTGTCGCCGCCCTCGCCCTCGGTCCACTGGTTGCCGCGAAAGGGATGCCCTTCGACATCGCCAAGGCTGAGGAGCGCGAGCTTCTCGCGGTAGGCGGTCACATGACCCCCAGTAGCCGCTGGCGATACGCCGACAGCGACTTCGGCTGCTCACCGGGCATCAGCACATACTCGTCGGGCAGGAGCGCCACCTTCTGCGTGGCGTAGGGGCGCTCGCCGGGCGGCAGGTTCTTGTGCGTACCATCGGCCTCGTAGTTCTGGCGACCAAAGTTGACCCACGAATTCTGGCCGCGTGTCTCCGTCGTTAGTGCTCGCCGCGCCGGGAACGTCAGCATCTGCGAGTGCGACCGCCACGCGTTCTCCTCGCCACGCGGCCCGAAGCCATACCCGCCTGCGGCGTGGCCGAAGTAGTCGTGGACGGCGCGGAACTTCTCGTTCAGGGACAAGCCGGTCTTGTCTTTCGACTTCGCCCCGATCAACGGGTGCGGCTCGCCACCCGTGTAGAAGTACATGTGCTTGTTGTTCTTCACGTCCGCAACCATCTCGGTCGAGGTCTGGTAGGGCTGACCGTCTTGCGTCCACGGCTCCAGCGTCATGCCGCTGGCAACGATGTGATCCCACTGCTGCTGAATCTCGGTGCTCAGCGCGGCGTAGGCTTCCTTGACCTTGGGGTTGTCTTGGTCGTCGGCTGGCAGCGCGTCGTACGCGTCCGCGATGTCACGGGCGCGTGGCTGGCTGACCTCGATGTAGGTGCTGTGATCGACCGGCGGGAGGCCGTGCGCCTCGTTGTAGCTATCCGCTACGCGGCTGGCGGCGGGGTCGGCTCCGGGTCTGGCGTGCGTCGTGGCGGCGGGGGCGGATACCGATCCTCCTCCTCCTCCGTCAGTTCCCGATCCTTGCGGTTGTCCGTCGGCGTGTCCGCCATCGCCTGCTCCTTCGCTGAATTTGCCGTCATCGGCACGGGGGTGCTGGCCCTCGTCCCACTCAAGGTGACGTGCATCTATACTATCATAGTTCGCGACCGCCAGTGTCAGGGCCAGCTTGTCCCGGTAACTCAGGTCCACCGGTGGCTGGTCCGACCCCTCGATGCGGTGCTTCAGCCAGCCGCAGAACGCCTTCGGGTCGTCCTTGTCCGGATTCTTCTCGACGCAGTCCGCGAAGTCTTCATAGTCCGCGAACGGCATGGTAATCACCTCGCCCACGGGAAGCGCCAGCGACCGCTCCTGCGTGACCGCGAGCATGATGACCTCGCCGTTGTCGAACTTTGCAATCGCTGTCGTGGCCTGATCGGGGTCCACCAGTTGATCGTTCAACAAGTAGGCGATGGTGGCCCAGCGGCCGTCGATCTTGTCGCGTTGCAGGCTCGGCATCACTGCGTCTCCGGCGCATCCCAATCGAGCAGGAGCACCTGTTCCCGGTCCGTGACCTCGTCGCGCTCGATGGCCGACAACGCGACCCGCTCGATGCCGTGCGTCTTGTCGTACGCGTGCATCTTCGCCAGTGCCCGGCGCGTCGGCATCTTGATGCGGTAGATCGGCACCTTCATCTCCGGGTGCTCCAGCGCCAGCGCGGCGGCTGCGGCCCAGTGGTGATGCCCGTCGAGCACGCGGTTCCCCTGCGACACCAAGACCGGCTTGAACGGCTTGCCCTTGCTTTCGAGCTTGTCCAGCTTCTCGGCGGCGCGGCGTGCGGAGATTTCTTTCTGCGAGGGCGCGAGCGTCAGCGGGTTCACCATCTCCCGCGTCACCGTGACACCGGCATCTCGCAGCGACTGGAGGAACGGCTCGCGATGCTCGGGCGGAATCTGCGGCATGTCCGCACGGGCGATGCCCAGTCCGTTGCCGCCGAAGATGAGATGCCCGTTGACGTGCAGATCGGTAAGGTCCGCGTCCAGTCCCTGCTTGAGCGCCTTCTTCAGTAAGGCCCGGACGTGATGCGGATCGATGTTGGTCTTGTGGCCGTCCAGCAGCGAATGCAGCGCCTCGCCGGGCGAGTGCGAGTCCTCGAACTGACCGCGTGCATCGCGTGGGTGCTCGCCTTCGTCCCATTCCAGTTGCAGCGCCTTGAGCTTGTCGCGGTAGAGCGAGGTCGGCTTCTCCGGCACAGCGTCCGCAGGATCATCGGGAAAGTCCTCGCCCAGTAAATCGCGCCACAGGTCGCGGTCGGCACGCGTGCCGTCAGGCTCCTCGTAAAACATCTCGCGACTGCCCGGCCGTGGCGTCGGCGGCGGCGGGTCGGTCGGCGGAGGCGTCGGCGGGTCGTCGGCAAAGTTGATGGGTGACAATCCCAGTCGCTCGCGATTCGCGTTGCGCTCCTTCTGCTCGGCCAGCACGTCGGCGCGTTCGCGCTTGCGTCGTTCGCGTTGCGCGACCGTCTCCTTGGCCTTTGCCTTCCGCTCCGCCTTGACGATCCGTGCCGCCGCGTCCTGTCCCTCGTTCTGTTGCCGCATCCCGGCGACCTCGCGGACCCGCGTCTCCAGTTCCGTCGCCAGCCGTGCTCGCTCTTGGTAGTCCGGGTGCGTCGTGCGTGCCGCCGGAGCCAACTCCTCCAGACGCGTGCGCAGCGCCGCAATGCGCGTCTCGCTCGCCGCAATCGCCCGGTCGCGTGCCTCACGTCCAGCCCGGATGTCGGCGGCTGTCTCGGCATCAGCCTTCGCACGCTCGCGTGCGGCCGTGCGCTCGGCCTTCTGTCGCACCGCACGATCAATCGCTCGCTCGGGACGCGGAGCCGGTGTCTTCGTGGCCGAGAGGTAACTGTGCAACCGACTCATCGCCTCTTTGTCATCGAGGCGGATTTGCCCGTACCAGTCACTGCCCAGCAGCACAGCGGACCCGATCTTCTTACCCTCGCTCGTCGCGTCGGCAATCGCCCACAGTTGCGTGTCATCGCCCTCCGTCTCGGTGGCGATGTCCTCCAGCGAGAGCCGCTCCTCGTGCGTGATCATGCCCCGGCGCTCGGCGCGGTCGATCAGGCTATCGATGTCAGGTCCGCCATGCTCGTCGCTATCGATCTTGAACCCAAACTTCGCCCACGCGTAGCCGCCCACGTCGATGTTCGCGTGGACCGTGACCTTGTCCACGCCCATCTTTTCGTACTCGTCAAAGCTCGCACGGAGGAGATCCTTCGCAAGGCCACCGCCCGTGTTCCCCGCTTGGAAGTAGCTGTGATCCACCACAAGCTCGCCGTTGTAGTCGCGCTTGAACTCGCGGGTGATCTGCGTGCCAGCGGATCCGGCGAACTTGATGCGCACCACTTCTTCGCCGCTGTAATTGCTGTCGTCCTGCTCGGTGCGCCACTCATCGAACGAGTCGTTGGGTTCAAAGTCCTGCCCAACGCCGTCCTCCCACTCGCTGCGCATCTGGTTGATGGACTTCTGCACAGGACCGCCCGTCTGCATCAGCCGCTCGCGCAGGATGGCCTTCTCGTCCTCGGACCACGGAGCCGACGGGTCCAGCCCCTCCACGAGATCCTCGTACTCAATCTTCTCGGCGGTGTCGCCCGGCTGAAAGGCTTCGCCTTCCCCTAACGGCAGCGTCGGAATCTCGCGCGTATCACCATACGGACCCGTGCGCCGGGCCTCCTCGGCCTCGGCCTTCATCGACTCCCAGAGCGTGTCGATCTCGGCCGCGCGATCCCGACGCTCGGCCACCCAGTCGTTCCGGGCTTCCCGGCGCGACTGCTCGACGTACTCGTCATAGCTCTCGCGGAGTTCCTCCTCGTCGGGACCGCCGCCCTCGGTCATGATCGTGACCGCGAACTTCTCCTGATCGGCGTACTGCACCATCGACTCGGCCAAGTCACGCACGGCCGCTTCGGAGTTCAGCCCCAGCACGTTCGACACGACCGCGTCATTGGCCTCGTCGTCTACCCGGACGATGTTCTTGCCCTTGACGCTTTTCTTGCTGTAGCTGCCAGTGCCCTCACCGTCGCCCTCGGCGGACCCGCCGACCTCGCCCGGTCGCCCGGCATGCCCGAAGTTCCCGGAACCGGGACCGCCCAGATGCACGGGCGTCGGCTGGTACGGTTCGACCGTGAAGGTGGCCCGACCCCCGTCATCGAACACCACTCGCGCCACCACGGCCTTCGGGTGACGCGGCTCGACCGGCTGGCGGTCGGCGTCGAGGAACACGACCACGCCGTGGCGTCCGTCAATCGTGATCGGTTCCGGTTGAATCATGGTGTGTGCTGGGCCTTCACCTTCGGGTACGTCTTGCGCAGTTGCAGCGCGTAGTCCTGCCACGACTTCGCCGGGACGCCTTCCTTCCACGGGCCACGCGGAGCCTGCTCATGGTACGCCGCGACCTCGGCCAGTGTTTCCTCCTCCGCGCGTTTCCACGCGGGACCAATCGCGTTCGGGGGTCCATCCCGCATTGCTGTCTCGTACGCCTCCCAGTACAGGCGCGAGTAGGCGGTGAAGCCATCGTCTTTGCGCATCGCGTGGCCGCGCTCGCTCAGGCCACGGTCGTCCATGACCGTCTTGCCGTCCTCGGCCGTCTTCCACGTCCCGAGGTAGGGGTCGCCCAAGGGAGCCGTCCGCGCCATTGCGGCCGACGCAGGCCACCGGGCTTCGATCTCCGCCATGCGGCTCTCGCGCGGGTAGCCGTTCCGACCGAACAGGCGGTCCCACTCCGGTGTCGCATCCTGCACGACCTTCCCGCCATCCCCGAAGACCCGCTGCCCCTGAGACGCCAGCTTGCTGATTTCATCGTGCTCCTTCGCCGCCACGATGCGCACCGTGTCGTGCTGCGCGTGCATGATCTCGTGCGACACCAGCCCCTGCGTGAACTCCGGGTTCCGCGCGAGGTTGCGGGAGTTGACCTCGATGCGCCCGGTGCCCGGATCGTAGTGTCCGCCCTCGTTCAACTGGCGACCAGCCACAGTGAAGCCGCGTGGCTCGATGTCCACTACGTCGATGCGCCCAGCGTCGAACCCTTGCCGCGTGGAGACAGTGTTCGTGATGATCTGCACCGTCTCCTGCCGCACTACCGGCGCGTGCGCTTCCACCGCCAGTCGGGCGGCGTGCTCCGCCTGCATCGCCTCTTGTCGCGCGTCGAACGACGTGTAATACGTCGGGTCTTGGTGGATCTCGTAGTCCCACCCGTGCTCGGCCCGGATCGCTTTCACCACCGCGAGGTGCGAGGCGAGCACGTCGGCATACCGCAGGGTCGCCTCCTTGAGTGCCGCCTGTCGCTTCTCCATCTCGCGCTGCGCGGGGCGTGCTGTCTCGCCTTCGCCATCAGTCCACTGGTTTCCACGGAAGGGATGTCCCTCCACGTCGCCCAGCAGGATGAGGCGTCGGCCGTCGGCCGACATGGTGATCTTTGGGTTCGCGGGGTCGAACGTCGTGTTGCCCGTGGCGCTCTTGATCTGCGTCGGCGCGAAGACGACGAAGTGCGTCGTGTCCGGGTTCATCCCCTTCATCGACTGACCGATCCGCCGCTGCGAACCGAACTTGGTGTCTACCTCGCGGTCGATGACGCCGTCGAACCCGGCTCGCTCCAGCGCCGCCCGGAACACTTCCTTGTTGACCAAGGCACCGGTGTCGCTCTCGATGTAGCTGGCCTCCTCCGTGTCGTTCCACGCCTTGACCAGTTCGGAGGCCGTGATCATGTCGCGGTCCATGATCTTCTCGGTGAACTTCTCGACCGCCTCGTCGCCGCCGGAGTGCTGACTGGCTTCGTCGCGCAGTGCCGCCAGAAAATCTGGCAGCGTGCCTTCCTGCCCGACGATGTCACTATCGGAGTCGTTCGGATCGTCGTACACGTACTCCGAAGTCAGGACGGTTTCCCTGTGCGACGAGGTGCCGTTGGCATCGCCCACGACGAAGGGCTGCTGCATCGACACGTACGCGGGATAGATCGCGACGGACTTACCAGCCAGCGCCGCACGCGCCTGCTTCAGTGCGTCGTCGTGAGACAGATCCTCGTTCTCGCTTTGTAGGCGATCCACTTCGTGCTCGATGCGAGCCGTCAGGTCCGGACCTTCCCCGGCGTAGTTTTCCCCAGCGTCTTCCGGCTCGCTGGTGAAGTACACGCCAGCGCCCCAGTCCGACTCGGGATTCAGTCCCTCGTCTCCGGCCTTCTTGAACTCCTCGATGTCGTGCGTCGTGCCGTGATAGACGACCAGCGGCTGGCCCTCGTCATCTACGACCTTCGACTCTTTGAACCACGCCTTGAACCGGGGCGACTCGGTGCGGTCCCGGCCACTTCCGCCACCCTCGCCATCCGTCCACTGATTGCCCCTGAACGGGTGGCCTTCGACATCGCCCAGCAGGAGCGCGAGCCGCTCGCGGTAGGTCAGCGCCTTCTTGTCGGCGTCGTCCTTCGGCTTCGGTTTCGGGGGGACCGGCTTGATAATCCGGAACTCGCCCCATGTGAAGCGATCCGCGTCCGGCGGCACACTGGGCGGCGTGGCAGGCATCAGTACAACTTTCTTGGGTAGTCCGGCGTGGGCGATACCCACGTGCCGCCCCAGACATTCAGGATGTGCTGCGCAAGACGCGCATCCTCAGTCGGCGCATAGTGCCCGTTCTCCGGCGGCTGCATCGACGGGGCGTTCAGCAACTCCGCGAACACCGCGTTCTCCGGCACCGACACGACGCCATCGCTGACCGTGACCGTTTCCCCGGTCGAGAGCTTGAGGGTGATCATGGCTTACTCCGATACTTGCCGTGCATCACGTCGAAGATGAACTTGAAATGCTCCGGCCGACTTTTCGAGAAGCCGATGGGGTCCATGATGTACGCCTCCACGCCCGTCGAAACCATCTCCGTCGCAATGTCGTCCGGGTAGAGTTTGGCCGAGTACGGGTCCGGGAAGTTGCCACGCAGCGCGTGCTCATGGGCATCGAGGCCACCGTGAACCGTGTTCAGCGCATAGACCTCTCGCGGTTTCGTCGCCAGCGATTCTCGCAACTCCACTGCCGCCTTCAGCACCGCCGAGTGGTTCATCTCGATGTGGTGCGCGATCTCGTGATAGACCGTGCGGTCCAGTTCGCGTGCGTTGCCGATATTGATACCACCCAGCGTGGCGTTCGCACGCCCGTCTTTGGCTCGCCCCAGCCGCAAGGTCGCCGGGATCGAGAACGTCCCATCGGGATTCGTCACCAGCGGCGTCTTGTCTCCAAAGATTTCGCGAAACTTTTCGATCTGGTCGCCGGGGTATTTGTGTGGGACGAAGGCACCGGACCCGTCGTACTGCCGAAAGGTCGCCAGCGCCCGATTCGCGCCAGCCTCCACCGCCCCGTGCAACTCCTGCGTGGACGTGAACGTCAAAGCCGACCGCTCCTCGTGCGGCACCTTCAGTAACTCTTTGGCTTGGGCGTTCGCCTCCGCACGCTGCTTCTGCGCCTCGTCGTACGCGGCGTGGAACGTGGCCGAGAGCGCCTCCATCTTCTTGTAGGAGTCGAGCTTCTTCGCCGCCGCGCCGTCGGCTTTCAGGGGCCGCTTGCGCTCGGTGATGTCCTTGCGCCACGCGTCAGACGCGGCCTTGATGTCGTTGCGCATGACATTCAGGGCGTCCTCGGTGTCTTCGCCCTTCTTGACCAGCGCGACGAACCGGTGATGCAGCGCCTCGATGGGATCGCTGTCGCCCTCAGCCGATCCGCCGACTTCGCCCGGTCGCCCCGCGTGACCGAAGTTGCCGCTGCCTGCTCCGCCCAGCAGGTACGCCAGCTTCTCGCGATAGGTCAGGTGATGCGGGTCAGGTGGCGGCTCCGGCTCCGGCGCGGGTGACTCGGCTACGGTGAAGAATGCAGTGCCGCCATCATCGAACACGACCTTCGCCATCGTCGCCTTCGCCGCTGGGACCGGGTGCCAGTCCGCATCGAGATAGACGACGCTACCGGATCGACCGTCGATGGTGATGGACTCGGGCGTCATGACCGCGCCTTCTGTTGATGCCACGCGTGCATGCCCTTCGTGAACGCGACCCACGCGGACTTGGGACCGAGTCCCGTCGATTGCAGGCGAATCTTGCCGTCCGCCACCGACGCCTTGGCCGGTTCTTCATTCCACGACTTGGGCGCGATCAGCCAGCGCGTGACCTCGGCCACGGTTTCGTTGATCGCCGTGTCGTACGTGCCGTGTCCACGCACACGCACGGCTTCAGGCGTCCAGTACGACTTCGCGTAGGCGCTGTGGCCGTTCTCTTTGATGATCTTGTCCGAGAGGCCCGTGAACATCTTCCCGTCGTGGAGGTTGGCCCACACCGCCGACGCGGGAAACTCTCGCGCCAGTTGCTCGCGCATCCCCGGCTTCACCGTCGTCTCCCCGAACCGGTGCGGCTGGTCGAACCGCTCATAGAACCAGTCCGTGCCCTTCTCGTCGTTGTAGTGCCCGGACAGCACCTTGTACCGCTCGTCCTCGGCTTCCAGTTCGTCTTTGAACTGGTCGTAGATCGCATGCGAGACTTCGTGCGCCGCGATCCCTTTCACGGCTGGCACGTCCCCGTACGCAAGGTTCCGGGCGTTGATTTCGATCTGCTTCGTGGCCGGGTTGTAGTGCCCACCCTCCCGGAATTCCTTCGTGCCCACCGTGAATGTCGATGGCTCCTTGTCCACAACGTGAATCGTGGACGGATCGACGCCCATGTCCTTCGCCACGGCGTGCGAGAGGTTCGTGATCACCTCTACGCGCATCGGGGACGCCTGATCGTCGTATGCCTTCTGCGCAGCCTTGGCGGCATCGTACGCAGCGAGCATCGCGTCTTTCGTCGCGCGGAAGTCCGGGTCCGCATTGCGCCGGGCCTCTAGCGCCTCGGCGCGTCGGCCGTACTCCTCGTCGCTGGCTGGCGGAATCAGCAAGCTCTCCCACGTGCCGTACCGCTGCTCGACCAGTCTGATCGACGCCCGGTGCGCTTCCTTCGCATCGTGCAAGGCGGCGTCGGCCGCGCGTGAGGCCACCAGCCGCTCCACCCACTTCCGCCGCTCTGGGCCAGCCCCTTCAATCGTCGCCAGTGCCTCGGTGTCAGCAGACTCGGTGTCACGCTGCACAAACGCGCTCGGTCCCTCACTGGACGATCCGCCCACCTCGCCGGGACGGCCTGCGTGACCGAAGTTGCCAGAGCCGGGACCACCGAGATCGAGCGAGGGCAAAGTTTCCCGCCGAGAAACTTTGCTACTCAGGTCTTTCTTCCCCTCGCTGCTGCCGCCGCCGATATATTCCAGCACCACGTCGATGGGTTCGACCGCCTTCATCTTCGGATCGGACGACGTGATACGCCGGGGACCGCGCTGCACGCTGACGATGCGGAACTGCGCTCCGCTCCCCAGCAGGATCTCGGCCTCGCTGCGCTGGTTCGTCTCGTGCAGCCGATCCATCTTGATGGTCGGCTTTGCCGTGAAATCCGGGCGCGTGTAGTCGCTGGCCTTGAGGCCGTTCGGTGTCCCGTCGTCGTTAGTCAGCCATTCCGGGTGATCGAACACGGCCGGGTCTTGCACCTTGGGGTACGCGTAGTCCACACGGCGGAGCGTCTCCACCGGCGCGACCTTGGTACCTGCTGGCAAGATGATAGAGATCCGCATCGGCGCAGCGACCTCGTCCTGCCGCGTGTAGATCGCGCTCGACCCTTCCTTGTCCGCGTAGCGTTTGTAGAGGCTCTCGGCCTTCCCGCCCAGCACGTAGCTGTCGAGCCGATTGCCCGGATTGCCCAGCATCGTGGAGGTGAAGCCGCGTTCCTCCGTGATGCCGCCCTCCTGCGCCTTCAGATCCTCGTACGACAAGCCGGGCACGTAGGCCGCACGCGTCACTTCCATCGGCTCGGGGAGCACGTACCCGTGCTCGCGAATCAGGCTGTTGATCGCCGCAACATGCTTGTCCAGTTCCCGCGCACGCGCCCGATCCGGCACCGCTCGCTGGACGCTGTAGAACACCTTCTCGCCGGTCGCCGGATTGACCGTGAACGCATTCCGGATGATGCGACCATCCTCGACCTTGTTGATGGGATCATCCGGATCGTACGCCTTCGCCTCGCTCTTGCCCGTCGGCCTGAACGCGGCAATCTCCGCCTCGGTCGCCGGGCGCACAAACTCATTCACCGTGTCCGGCACGAACGACCCGCGCAGTTGTGCGTTGATGTCCGCGTAGCTGAACCCGGCGTAGTTGTTGACGGCCTCCACCTCGTGGGGTGGCAAACTCCGGACGTACGTCTCCATCTCGGGACGCTCGTGCCAGTCGTACCCTTCGTTGCCTTTGAACTGGCGCACGGCCTGCGTCACGCCAGCGCCACCGCCCACCACGTCGGTGTACTGGTTCCCCCGGAACGGATGGCCCTCCACATCACCAAGATTGATGGACAGATGGTGCGGCTTCGCGATCAGCGCATGAATCGGAGCCAGCACCGACGCGTGCTTGAACGTGTGCTTCCCGGACGGCTCCTGCGTCATCTGCCGCGCGACGAACGGATACGACGAGGCGTCGGCATGGAAGAACGCCAGTTGCAGCGTGGCGAAGTCCGTCGCGTTCATGCCGACCTTCTGGGCCTTCGCGCCCAAGATGGTCGCGACCTCCTGCGGCGTGCGCTGGGACCGCATGCCTTCGTGCGCTCGCAGCAGCGGCCCGATCATGTCGTGGTTCAGCAGTTCGGTCGCGAGCGACACGTCCCGTTCCGTGAAGCCTTCCCGGCGCAGGACGCGTTGCAGGATCGGGATGGTGTGTTCGTGCTGCGAGCCGCCCGACTCCCGCGCGTCGGCCTTCCCGATGTCGTGCAGCGGAATCGCTGCGGCCATCAGCTTGCCCACGTCGGACCCGAACCGGCCGGAGATCCCAGACAACTCCTCGGGCGTCAGTTGCGTGGCCCACGTGCGACCCACGTCGCGCGTGTGCGCCTCGATGCTGCCCATCTCGGTGTAGCTGGACTTCGCGTACCGGCTGGCAACCTCGGGATACTTCTCCTTGAACGCGGCCATCGACTCGGACACCGACCCGGCCGCGAAGCGACCGCTCTCGTCGCGTGGATGTGAGCCTTCATCCCAGTCGAGCATGAACGACAGTGCCAGCTTGCGCGAGCCGACTTCCGTCTCCGTCCACGGCCCGTGGTTGCGCGTCCGCAGCATGTTGATGGCTGAGTGCTCGGCGGTGTACTTCGCCTCGGGCTTGGCTTTCACCAGTCCGTACCACCGGCCCTTGTTCATCTCCACGCCGGTGGTCGGGTCTGCGACCGTCGTGGCCGACTCGGCCCACGCGTGATCGAACGTCTGCCCCTCGCCGTTCGTCACCTTGCCGTGGACAAGCACGTAGCCATCGCGCTGGCGCACGAACCGCGCCGCGTTGCGGAAGCATTCACCTTTCTCACCGGCGGGGATGTCCGTCACCGTCTCCGCCGACGCAGGCTCCACCGACGCCACCATCGTGGCGTGGCTGACGTTCATGCCCTCCTTGGTGCCGTTGTATTCCGAGTCCACCTCGGTGCCGCCCGACTTCTTCTGCGTGATCCACGACCGGGATTTCCGGTCGTACCAACTCTCGACCGTGGAGCCATCCGCACTGGTCGATTTCTTGGCTCCGTGTGGCGTGCCGCGTCCACCTTCATGCGTCCACTGATTCCCGTGGAACTCGTGACCCGGCACGTCCCCGAGATGTACGGGGTCCGCTGCCATGTCGATGTAGTCCTTGAACGCACGCGGGTCGCCATCGATCTTGTCGATGAGGATGTCGTCCTTCGTGAACTGGACGCCCTTGGTCTTCTGCCACGTGTAGCCGCCGCCGGTTTCGTACGTGCTGGGCGGGATGTCGATGGAGTAGACGCCGTCCTTCAGTTTCGCGACGACATAGACGTGCTGCTCTCCGATCTGCTGACTGACCGTCGTGGCCTCGACGCCTTCGTCAATCAGCTTGCTGGCGATCTCGTCTGCGATGATGTGGCAGATGCCACCACCCGCATAGCAATCCGGATCCTCGTCCCAGTCGTCGTACACCTTCTGCGCGGCAGCAGCGAGCGCAGGAGCGAACTTGGCCTCCACGTCTTTGCCGGTGTGCTGGGGTTCGTCCGGATCCTCGTCGTCGCCTTCCCCATCAGTCCATTGATTGCCTCGGAACGGGTGCCCATCCACATCCCCGAGATGCTTCTCCGCCTTCTTCAGGAACATCTGGGTGAGCGAGGCTTCGTACCGTCGCGCCTCGCGCTCGATGTCGCGCTGCACTTCCGCGACGACCTCGGGCGGTACGTCGAGGCCGGGCGGCGGCACGAACGTCCACGCGTCGGGCTTGTCGGCTGAGAGCACGAACCACTGGCGTGCCGCGATGGGCGTCTCCTTCCGCTGCGCCGCTGGCTTTGGTCGGTACGTGAACGTGCCCCGGTAGCCAGCCTTCGCTTCCTCGCTGTTCCAGCCGATGCGCTGGTGGAAGCCCTCGAACTCGTACACGTCGGCGCGATGCGTGTCGGGGTTGAGAATCACCGTGAGCGTGCGGCCCTTGACCGGGCGACCGATGTTCTTGGAGATTTGCTTCGTCGCCCGTTCCTTGCGGACGAGAATCTGTTCTTCCTTGCTGTCGTTCCAGCGAGCCTTGTCCGCCTCGGACATATCCGCCAGCATGGCCTTCTCGGCCTTGCCCGGCTCCCCGATGGTCAGCCGCCACTGCTGTGCGCCCGTGGTGTTTCCGGCGCTCCCAGCCTTGACCTCGATGACCTCGCCGCTGCCGTCGTCGTTGATCGACACGAGGTCGATGGGGAAGTTGGGTTGCCCGACGTTGGACGCGTAGACGCGGTCCTTCTCCTGCTGGGTGAGGTACTCCGCGACGATGGCCTCGCCAATCGCGCCCTGCTCCGGCTTGGTCAGCTTCGTCTTGACGCCGCCGGGATCGCAGCAGGCACGCTTGTCGCCCTTGACCGGCTCGATGCGGTAGTCGCGTGACGCGGCCGGGTACGCATCCGTCCACTGGTTGCCGTGGAACTCGTGACCGGGAAGGTCGCCCAGTAGCAGTGCGAGCCTGTCCCGGTAGGTTAAATCTCGCCCAGTGCTCGCGCCTCCCGCAGCGCCAACCCGCCATGCTTGGCGACCCAGTCGGCTCCCTTGAGTCGCTCCAGCTTCGCTAAGAAACGTCTTTCCGCCGGACTCTGTGCGCTTGGCGGCAGCGTCGGCACGTCGGGTGACGGCGTGCTTGCTGGCGATGGCGGTGGCGTCTCGTTTCCCTTGGTCGTAGTCGTCATAGTAGTTATCCCCCGGTTCATTCGGCGTCTGCCACAGGAACTCGTCCGCCAGTCGCTCGCGGATGTCCTCGACCGACTGGGCGTGCTGATCCAGTGCGAGGAAGATCACATCCGGATGATCGTCCTTCTCGTAGTTCCAATCCTTCGGCGCGTACTCCGGGTTGAACGCCATGCGTCCGGTTTCGTGCAACCCGAACTGGGTGTACAGCAACGGCAGGTACCCGTCGTACGCATCGGCCGTCTTCCCCCCGTCCGCAATCATCTGGAGCAACACTTCGCGTGCCGCGCCGGACGGCCCGTCGTTGTTGAACAGATTCCCCATGTCGCCGCCCGGCGTCATCGCGCCGCCGACCGTGCCGTCCTTCGACAGGTACAGCTTCTGGCCCTTCAGATCATCCGGCGTCAACGGCGACAGGAACGCCATCCGCGAAGACTTGTTCCGCGCCTCGATGAATTCGTGCGGGGTTGGCTCGTGCAGAGGAACCGTGCTGATCTTCTCGCCGTCGCCGCCGCCACCATCCGCCGACCCACCCACTTCACCGGGCCGTCCGGCATGCCCGAAGTTCCCGCTGCCGGGACCACCGAGGTCTATACTACCATTGTCCCGCCCGTTCGGCAAGTTCTCCTGCCAGTCGAGCACGAGGACCGCGAGGTCGTCACCCGAGAGCACGGTCAGCGCCTCGCCTGCGAGACGGTCGGCCTCCTCGGCCCCGGCGTAGTCCTTCGCTGTCACCGTGCCCGTCGCGTGGGTGATGAACGTGACCGTCACGTCGCAGTTGTCGTTCTGCACATCCGGGTGGTGATTGGCCTCGTTGGCCGCATCCATCAACGCCGAGATGAACGTCGCGCACGCCCGGAGGTTCGGGAACGTGATCTGCCGCGTCAGCCCCGCATCGCCCAGTTGCCAGTCCGGATGCAGGCCGGGCTTCGCATCGCGCAGCGTCAACTGGACACCGCGCCGATGTAGCCCTCGGAGTACCGGCACGAAGTCGCCGGTGTCGGCCTGCTCGAACTCCCACACCCGCGCCGGAAGCGTCTCGTCGCCGCGCAGGACGGCCGCGCCCAGTCGCGTGTGTCCTTCCTGAATGACCCACCGCTCGCGACCGCTCCGCATCACCACGTGCGCCACGTCCGGCGGATCACGCCGGGGCTTGACGACATACGCCGACAGCCCGGCCACCGGCAGCAAGTCCCGTGTCGGCTCCAGCGTGTCGAGCCGCACGGACTGCACGGCGTTCTGGGTCGTCTTGCGATTGAGCGGCACCTTCAGCGTCGTGACCGGTGCCCGGAACACATCGGCGGCTCGCACCGCCAGCGGAATCGTCGGCGTCGAGGTCGTGGGCAGTCGGTCCAGCGCCTGCAAGCCCGGCACGGCCTCCCGCTGGGGCGCAGGCGCGGCACTCACTGGGTCGCTACCGCTAGTTCAAGGTTCTCGCCCACGTGGAAGTTGAAGGCATCGGTGTGCCACTGGCCGGTCGGGAACTCCATGAAGATTTGCCCCGACCACGGGCCGGACTCATCGAGGTCGTCCTCGACCGTCGTGTAGGTGAAGACGCCGTCGGTGCCGTTGGTTTCAAATTCCGCTGGACGCGCGACGACCCGCCCACTCGGCTTCTTCAGCTTGAGCGTCTTCGTCGTCGCCGCTGCCGCATTGAACGGCAAGCCTTCCTCGCGGACCCGCACGCGGATGATGGAGCCAATGTCGTCCTTGCGTAGCTGTCCTGCCATGTCATCGCTCCGTATCAACCGAGAAGACCAGCCGCACCAGCACCGGCGCAGTCGTGTCCAGCGCCGTATGCACCGCCACCGTCGCCTCCACCATCACGATCTTCCGCAGGATACCGACGGTCACATCCACCCGCCGCTCGACCACGACCATCGCCTCGACTTCACCGGGCGGCAGGACCACCGCCGTCTCTTTCGTCTGCGAGGGTGCGAGCGCCACATCGATCAGCGCCTCGCGCTCGATGCTGGCCTCCACCTCCACCCGCCGCTCGACACCGACCGTCGCCTCGACTTCGCCAGCCTCGATGACGACCAGTCCCTCGTCGGCCACGAGGGTGTCCACAATCACATCGGCCGTGAGCGACGTGCAGACTTGCACGTCGAACTCGATGACCTCCGGGATGACGATGACAATCCGGACAGCCGGGAAGTACAGCCCCGGATAGCCCCCGCCCGGATAGATCATCACGGCGCGATCATACGGCCGCTACTCCTGCTTCGGGCAGGCGCTGAGAAAGTCCCAGAGGTCCACCACGTCCCGCGAGACGCGCGGACTCCATGCGACCTTCTCCGTGTACTGCTGCAACAGGTCGAAGTCCTCCTGCGCCAGCACCACCGTCTGCGTCTCGCCGGTCAGCTTGCGATCCGGCTCGTTCCCCGTGGGCGAGGCCGTCGGCTCGCTGATGCGATCAAACGCGTCCTGCAACCGCGCCTCTTTGCGAATCGTGGCCGGGGAGCGGTCGCCCTTCCCGTCCCCACCGGTCGCCAGCGCGGTCCAGATCAACGTGAACCGCGTTGCCGCCTTCGGCCCCTCGAACACCACCGCTCGTGTCATGCGTCCTCAGTTCGGATACCGGAACTTCACGAAACCGTGCGCCCCATACTCGCCGCCGCCGACGTTCCGGGCCTGACCGCCCTGCCCACTGTTGCCGGGCGGGGGTGCATCGACCGGGCCTCGACCGCCACGGCCCCCTGCGCCATAGTAGCCACCGTCCCACGCCCACGTGCCCGGTCCTCCAGCGCCACCGACGTTCGAGCCATTGCCCCCGCCACCACCAGATCCGCCGCCACCGCCGCCGCCGTTACTGTTCCCGACGCCTTGACGCCCACCAGCGCCGCCGCCATACCCTTGCCCTGACGCGCCGCCGTCACCACCCCACCCATACCCCGGATCGGGGGGCGCACCACCACCATTGCCGCCGGGAGCGGCGTTGACGCCACGATAGTACGTGTTCCCGTCCACCCAGATGTTGGCGCACCACACGGAGCTATCGACCACTGGCTCTACGTCATTCCACTGGTTGACCGCACCACCACCACCGCCGCCGCCGCCCAGATCCCAGTCCTCGTTACCCGGTCCACCGGGACCACCCGCGCCCACGAACAGGCGCTGCAACGTGCCGCCACGTCGAATCGAGAAGTTGACCCAGTCTCCAGCGACGACCCAGATCGTGGTATAGCCGCCCGAGTAATCGACGCCCCAGTTCCCGGCAGGCGCGTACGTGATCACCATCTCCATCGACGGGCGGTTGCTCGCCTGATTACTCGGGTCTGAGAAGTTGCCGTTGTACGCGTGGACGTAGCACGTGTAGGTCGCACCCGGCGTCAAGCCGCCGATGTCGAGGTAGTTGACTCCCGCATCCGCCCACGCCCACCACTGCCCATTCAGGATCAGCAGATGCTGGACGTTCGACTGCGGAGTCCACTGCATCCGCAGGGTCTGATCATTCGAGACGGGCGTGACCGAAAAGTTGTACGCAGGCGCAGGGGTCGTCAGTTGGTAGACCTGATTCGACCACGCCGTCTCGTAGCCGTTCCGGTAGTGCGCCATCGCGTAGTAGTACCCAACATTCGCGGTGAGGCCAGAGTCGGTCCACGCCGTCGTCCCCGCATTGAGCGATCCGATGTACCGCCAGACCGGGTCGTTCGTCGCGTAGCGATAAATCTGCACGTAGTCGTACGAGCCGTTTGTCCATGACAAGGCAATCTGCGAACTGTTCACCCCGGCGACGGCGAGGCCCGACGGCGGATTGAACGCGGCCTGTAGCTGACCCGCCCCGGAGGAGTTCTGGCCGTTGTCAGGCGTGTCGTAGCCATCGCGGAGATGGCGCACGATCACGTCGTAATGCTTACCAGTCGAGAGGCCGGTCAGTGAGTACGACGCGGTCCCTGCCGCAAGATCGACGTTCTCCCAGTTCCAGTTGTCGGTCGTATTCCGTCGCCACACGCGCACGGGATCCCCGTACGGCGCATTCGTCCACGACACATCGAGTTGTGCCTGCCCGACCGCTGGATTCGCAGGGACGGTGACGACCACACCCGTCGGAGACACGGCCGGGGGCTTGGTCCCGGCCCAGATCCACTGCACGAGGCCAGAGTCGTACTGGCCGCTCGCATTCGCCCGATAGTGCTGGAGGCCGTAGGCGCGGTTCTCACTCGGGTTTAGTTCGGTGTCCGTCCACTGCGTCGTGCCAGCGGCGACAACGCCGACGTACTGCCACCCGTCCGGCCACGGCCCCGCGCCACCCCGGTTGATGTAGCGGAAAATCTCGATGGCATCGCCAGCCTGTGCGTTCGTCCATGTGACGACCAGTTGCGTTGAACCGTTCAGCCCGTTCGGCGGAACGACGCTCGTCACCGTCGGTGAGTTGAACTGAATCTGGGTCGTGGCGACCGCATCATTCGACGGCGCGGATTCGTACCACTGGTCCGTCGGCCGTTCGTGGTTGACGTGGTAGTAGTACGTCGAATTCGCGGCGAGGCCGGTGTCGGTGTAACTCGCCACGCCGGGATTGAGCGTGGCGAGGAACGCCCACGCGCTGCCGGTCCAGCGATAGACGTTCGTGTAATCCCCGTACGGGCTGTTCGTCCACGCCAGCGCGATCTGGGTCACGCCAGCCGGGAGCGGCAGCACCTGACTCGCGGTGAAGTTCGTCGGCGCGACGAACGCTTGCTGCGTCGTCGCCCCAGCGATATTCGACGGAGCCGAGAGCCGCCCACCGCCACCCTCGGACTGCGTGACATAGAAACTGTACGGCGTGTTTGCCGCCAGCCCGGTCACGTCGTACGTCTGCACACCGGGGTTCACATAGCCGATGTACGAGCCGTTGCTGAACCAGATATTCGTGTACTGATTCGGATCCGTCGTGTGCCACGTCAGGCGAATCGACGTGATCCCCGCTGGCACCTGTGCGATCTGACTCGCAACCAGCGCCGTCGGCGGCTGCAACCGCTTTCGGTAGAGCGTCGGATGAAAGCGCGGCATGACCTACGTCGGGAAGTTCCTGCCGCCGACGTAGCCGCGCCAGCGACCGCCGCCGTTGAGCGTCGAGAAGCCAAGGATCATCGTGCGCCCCGCGCCCGGCCACACCGGCACAACGTCCTCGTCCCATACGGTGCCAGTGGGATACGTCACCGCCCCGACGGCCGCACCCATGTCGAACTGAATGGAGCAGACGTACTCGACGCCGGACGGCGGCAGGTTGCTGAACTTGATGTTGAAGGAGCCAGCGATGCCGGACGCCTGAAATGCACTACCCGTCTTCAAGTCGAACGTGAGATTCGTGGTCGGGCCGTCATACACCGGCACTGCGCCGATGACCGTGACCGGACGACGCTGGCTCACCGTCAGCGAGTCGGCATCGAAGTTCAGTCCGATGACACCCTGCGAATCGCGCAACGACACCGCGCACCCAGCCGCGTTGCCGGTGTAGATGACAGCACCGCCCGGATACGCGAACTCGTTTCCAGTGATCAGGAGCCGTGCGCCATGCGCAGTGTCAACCACGCCGCCGCCGCCACCGATATACACATAGCCGTTGTCCGCGCCATCCAGCGTGTCCCGCACGATGGTCGCGCCATTGCCGCCACCGCCGTCTGCCGACCCGTCGGGGCCGAGCACGATGCGACCGTTCGACAGCAGCGCCGCACCGGTCGCGCCGTCGATGGTCAGCGCCGGGTTGCCATCGGAGCGACAAATGACCGTCTTCGCATTGGCGACGTTCCCCGGCTGCAACTGGACGCGACCGGGATTGTTGTTCTGATTGCCAGCGACGAAGATGTACGCCCCGCGCAAATGATCCACGACACCAGCGCCACTTAAGATCAGGTAGCTGGTGTCACTCGCAGCAGCCGTCGCCAGATGCAGCGCCAGCGGTGATGCCCCGCCGACAATGTCGCCGCCGACCGTGAGTGCCTTCGTCGTCTTGTTGAATGTCAGCCCGGCATCGCCAGCGAACACGCCGCCGTCGTTGAACTGAAGCTGCGTCGTCGCACCGCCCGGCACGCCGCCGACCGCGTTGAGTGTCGTGCCGCTGAACGAGAGGTTCGTGCCCAGCACAATCGGTTCGGGCTGACCGGGGCCACTCGCACCCCCGCGCCCGAGGAGCCGCGCCTGCACGAGGTCGGGCACGAACGCTGGATTACCCTGCGGACCTTGTGGTCCTTGTGGTCCCTGATCGCCCTGTGGTCCCTGTGCTCCGGTCGCGCCAGTCGGACCCTGCGCTCCAGTCGCGCCCGTCGCACCCGTTGCGCCCTGCGGCCCTTGCGGTCCCACCGGTCCCGAGACACCGGGCGCGAACACGCCGTCATCGCGCAGGAACGTCGTCGTCCCACCGGGGAATCCCGCGAGCGCCGTGATCGTGATCGGATCGACACCGCCGACCGCGTGCGTCGGCGCATGCGCAACGACGGCCGCGCTCGCGCCGCCGACCACGACCCAGTTCGTACCGTTCCACCGGCCGAGGACGTGCTTCGTGCCGCCGGTCGCAATCACGGCTCCGTTCACATCGGTCGAGGCGTCGAGGAAGCTGGCGAGCGCCCCGGTCGTCTGTCCGGCGATCCCTGCGACCGGTACTTCCTGAAGTTCGAGGCGGTTCTGCAACACGACCACGGGACCGGAGATCGCACCGTTCCATCGGAACTGCCCCGCCCCATTACGGTCGATGAACGCGGGTCGTCCAATCAGCGAGCCGTCGTCGTTCTCCAGATCAAACTGGAGATACCCGCCGGTCGTCCAGACGTGCCACCGTCGCTGGTCCGCTGGACGCGCGGTGTCGATCAGCACGAGGCCGGGGCTGTCCGATTGCACGAGCGCGGGATTCGCGATCCCCGCAGGCGCGTTCATGACGCCGAGGCGATCTACCCACCACGTCGCACTCGCGCCGCCCGGCGTCATCACCGCAATCGCGGGATCGACCTGCGTCAGCGTCGGCCAGAACTCGACCGCCGCGCCGACTGCTGGACTGCTGTCCTGATAGCGACGACCGAACTGCACCTTCCCTGCGCCGCCGCCCTCACTCGGCGTGAAGACGATCTGTCCGCCGACGATCTTGAATAGGAGACGGCCACCCGCCGACAAGCCCCAGCCGACGTTGTCGAGGCCATCGGTGTTGCCGAAGAACCCGACGGTCGCCTTCAGCGGCGCATCGGTGCGGCCGAACTCCAAGTTGCCGGAGTCGAACTCCGGGTGCAACCCGATGGTGTAGGCGCGGCTGTTCGGCCTGTCTTGGAACGACAAGAGCGCGTCCGGGGCCATCAGCAACGGATGTGTGCTGAAGATCGGCTGGACACCCGGAGCCTGCGAGATGAGCACCTGACCAAGAGGTGCCGTCGGCAACGTCGCGTTGTCGCCGGGCGTGCCTTGCGGACCTTGCGGACCCTGTTCGCCTTGTGCGCCTGTCTCGCCCTGCGGCCCGATGGGACCAGCGGGACCGACAGGTCCGATTGGCCCCTGCGGCGCGACGGCGACGACCACGAGCGCGATGGGCTTGTTGTTGCCCATCAGGCCAGAGCCGCCAATTTCTAGCAGCGCGACCCGAATCTCGAACCAATCAACGTAGGAGATGTACTCGACCAGTTCCCACTTCTGGTACACCACCGCGATGTCGCGGTCCTGCACGTAGATGATCGAACCGGGCACAAGGTTCGCGAACATCAGGTGCGCGTCGAACCCGTCCGTGGTCAGCCAGTCGATGTACAGCGAGGTCGCCGCCAACTGGTCAACGTCGTTCCACTTCACGTTCCCCGCGCCGGGATCGTTCTGGCTGGTCTGCGCGTTCATCCGGTACGGGAACCACGAGGCCGACGGCGACGGATCGCCCTGCTCGCCCTTCGGTCCCTCCGGTCCCTCGATGCCCTGAATGCCCTGCGGCCCCTGTACGCCCTGCGGACCTTGAACGCCCTGCGGTCCCTCCGGGCCTATCGGGCCGAGTGGCCCTTGCACGCCTGCGGGTCCGGGTGGCCCCTGCACGCTCCCGGTATCGACCCACGTGTCCGTGTCGTCGTCCCACACCCAGAGGTGGCCGGTGTCCGCCGCGATCCATGCGTCACCGGGCGCACCAACCGGCGGCAGATCGCCTGCTGTCGGCACGCTCCCGTGGATCGCGAGGCCAGCGCCGGGATCGCCCTGCGGTCCCTCTGGCCCCTCCGGGCCGGGCACGCCTTGCGCACCCTCTGGCCCTTGCGGCCCGGCGGGTCCGATGTCTCCGGTCGCGCCCGTGGCTCCGGCTGGCCCTTGCGCACCGGTCGCACCCTGCTGTCCCGGATCGCCCGGTATGCCTTGAGCGCCCGTCGGCCCGGTCGGCCCGGTCGCGCCCGTCGGACCCGTCGCACCCGGATCCCCTTGCGGTCCCTGCGTCCCCTGCGGCCCCTGCGGTCCCGGCGGACCTTCCGGGCCTTGCACCTGTCCGGCATCGATCCAAACGCCGTTCGCCGCATCCCACACCCAGAGATGCCCGGAGTCCTCCGCGAACCACGCGTCACCGGGATCGCCCGGCGTCGGCAGATCACCAGCGGACGGCACGCTGCCCTGCACCGAGAGGCCGGTGCCGGGATCGCCCTGCTCGCCCTGCGGACCTTCGGGACCGACTGGTCCCTCTGGCCCCGGCACGCCTTGCGGCCCCCGTGCGCCATCCGCACCGGTCGCGCCCGTCGGCCCTCGCGGTCCCTCTGGGCCGTCCGCGCCGGGCACGCCTTGGATGCCCTGAATGCCTTGCTGTCCGGGCGGACCCTGCGGCCCCTCGGGACCAACTGGCCCCGGATCGCCGGTGTTGCCCTGCGGTCCCTGCGGCCCCTGCGGCCCGTCGAGGCCCGGAGGTCCGGCCGGACCCATCGGACCATCAGCACCCGGCTGACCGTTCTGCCCGTCAGCACCGGTCGGGCCTTGTGGTCCCGGCGGTCCGGGCGGTCCCAGATCGCCTGCTGGTCCCGTTGGTCCCTCGGGTCCGGGCGGACCCTGCACGCCGAGCCTCAGCGAGTCGAGCGTGTGGCCGGTGATGCCTGCGTAAATCTGATCGCCCACCACCACCACGCGTTCGCGGAACGGTTCCTCCGCGAGGCGCTGGATGGTGAACACATCCCCCGCCGTCTCGATGACGCGGACGATCTCGGCGTTGGGATAGATCGGGAGTTCATTCGCGGCGCAGATGACCGCATTGAACGGCGGCGCAGGGAAGCGCACGCCGTGGCCCGGCTGCACGGACAGCGAGGTACCGGTGTTGGCGGGTACCGGAGCACCCGCCACCGTGGAATAGGAAAAGTTGCGAAAGTCGTCCACCGGTCCCGCTTCCGTTTCGACTGTGCCGCCGCCGCCGCGACGGTTACTTCGCGAACGGGAACGACTTCTTGACTTGCGCCGGACCAGCCACTTCGTCGTCAGGTGGTTCGGCGGCTTCTTCGGCTGGCGTCTCCGTTGCCTCGTGCGCGGCACCTTCTTCGCTGGTGTCCGTCGTCACGTCTGGCTCGACGCCGACCGTCTGACCGTCGTCCGTCTCGTACTCGAACTTCAGCTTCTTCTTCCCGTGAACGGTCGAGACTTTGACCTTGCGCATGTCGAGCGCGAACGTGGACGCGGGGCACGTGCGTGCCTTGTCCAATCGTCGCGCGAGTTCACGGCGATCTCCGCCGCTCACGCCGTGCGCATCGCGCCACGGCCCCATGCGTTCTGCGGCTTGCGGATCCATTGGTGGCGAGCACCGGTCTTCGCACAGGATGACGGACATGCCGCCGTCGAGCGTCAACCAGAGTGCGCCATCCTCGCGAGTACCAGCGACACGCATACTCATCTCCTTCTATTTCTTCACGCCAGCGGGAGGGATGCCGAGCTTGCGCGTCCACTCCGTGGAGAGGTGGTAAATCTGCGACATCGGCATATCGACCACCGTGACTTTCATCGCAGTGTCGTTGTTCAGGTTCCCGTCTTCGGCGTCACGCCCGACCGCAGCGGCCCACGTGTGGTGTCCGTCGATCACGTAGCCATCGCGCGATACCCAGATCCGGTTCTTCTCCGACTTCGGATCGAAGCCAGAGTTGAGCATCATCCCCGCGACCTTCGTGCCTTCCATCTCGGCTTGGCTGGCCTTCAGCTTCCGCGAGAGCATGGTGTCGGGGTGCGTTTTGACGCCGGACGCTTGGAGATGCTTGAGGAACTGTTGCGCCGCGTTCACTTCACCGTTCGCATCGCGCGGGAGCTTGTCCGCCTCGCTGCCGGGGATCGGATTCTTCGACTTGAACTGCGGCATCTCGATGCGCGGAATGCCGTGCGGGAACTTCTCCGTCTTGAGCGTTTCCTGACAGAAGATGCTGGCCCCCTTCACCGTGACCGTGCAGGGATCCCAGTTCTTCGCGTCCTTCCCCGCCGCCTGCGCCGCCAGTGCTTTCTCGCCCAGCAGCCGGAGCACGGTGTGAACTTGCCGCGTGTCCTTCAGTTCGACGTTCTCGCCCTTCAGGATGAGATCGACGCCTTCCTCGGCCGTCTCGACCTGATGCACCGGCTTGCTGCGCTGCTGACGAATCGCCTCCTGCATCGACCGCTGGACTTCGTTCAACGACGGATGGTAATCGTCACCATCCTTCTCGGACCCGCCGCCAGTGCCATCGCTGTACTGATTGCCGCGAAACGGGTGGCCCTCCACGTCTCCGAGGTGGAACGTGCGCAGCGACACCGTGCGTGCGCGTTCGAGTCGGCGCACGAGCACGCGCTGCTCGTCTCCGTTCCGCACGACCGGCGCGAACGTCCACGGCCCCAGTGATTCAAGGAGGTGCGGATCCACCGGCGGCGAACAGCGGTCGGCGCGAAGCAGCACGGCCATCCCGCCGTCGAGCGTGACCCACTGGGTACCGTCTGCGCGTGTGCCTACGATTCGCATCGTCGTTTACCGATGGCGGCGCGTGGACGTGATCGCCGCCTGCACCGCGCGTGCGCTCATGCGCTCAGCGGCTGGCGTGTGCGGGTCAGCGGCGATAGCCCCGTACGCGGAATGGAGGTCGTCAAGGTCTTTCGGCTTCAGCTTGTGGAACGTGTCGATGGTCAGCTTCTTCCGGTTGGCCTTCGGCCCGAGGATGCGCGTGATCGTCGCATCGCCTTCCGCCGCCGTCAGGAACTGGCCGCGCTCGTTGCGCGGATGCTGGCCTTCGTCCCAATCGAGCGCGAACGCCATCTCGTCGTCCGTCATGTGCATCGGCGGCATCCGCGCGTGCGGCGGCGGTGCGGCCCCACGTGGTGCGCCGGGATGCTTCGGCGTCGGCTCGCCGCCCTGTTGGTCGTCTGGGTTGCCGCCCTCGGCCTGTTGCTGCTGGTCCGGTTCCTCGCCCGGCCCCGGTCGATTCGGGTTCGTCGCATCACCCGCGTTCGTGCCATCGCCCTGCTGCGGCACAGCCGACGCGTCACCCGGTTGCGCGGCCTTCTCGGACTTCGCCTCGCGCGAGCGCGTGGGCGCGAGCGGCGGCAACCCGAGCATCTTGCGCAGCACCGCTTCGTCGTCGTCCTGCGGCGTGATGAGCGTGCCCTGCAACTGGGCGAGCACGCTGACCAGCGCGGTGAGATCGAGTTGTTCGAGGTCGAGGCAGACCGGGTCCGGATACTTCCGGCGCGACATATCGAAGTTGAAGTCGCACAGCGGCTTGATCACGCTGTTCTTCAGATCGCCGTTGATGCCGTTCGCAATCCCGTCGAGCGACGAGATGAACATATCGGTGATGCGCGAGCCGTAGCCGGAGCCGACGTGCGTGCCCACTTGGTTGTTCTGCCCGGAGGCCAGAAACATCGCGAGGACGTTCCGCGCCATCTGCGAATCGTTATGCTCGATCCATGAGATGCCGAACTGCCCGGCCGTGCCCTGTCCGCTGTTCCCGCCCTCGATACGAAACGCGGTGTGCTCCGGCGTCACCATGTACGACTTCTCGTTCGCACGCACCGACCGCAAAATCTCCCGGATCAACCCGAGGTCGCCGGTCGAAAGCGTGTTGCCCTCCTCCAGCGCGATGATGGGAATGCCGACGCCCCAGCGGTCGAGGCCGACGCCCATGATGCGGTACGCCTCGTCCTTGAAGAACCAGTTGCGATAGATATTCCGCAGCAGCGACATCCCGTGGTAGTTGTCGCCCTCGCGGTCGAGCACGAACACCGCGCAGTACTCGGCGGGGATGGTCAGGTACTGGTAGCTGACGGAGCCACCATAGATCGCCGCCCGGTTATTGCCCCGTGAGTCGCGGCTCGCGTAGGGCACGGGCGCGTACTGCACGATGTGTTCGAGCTTGCCCTCCCGATTGACGTGCCATTCGCGCAGCGTCTTCGGCAGGCGTGGGGCCAGTCGCTTGAAGCGATAGAAGCCCTGCTCGTCCACCTTCCAGATTTTCTCCAGCACCGAGACGCCGAACTCCAACTGCATCAGGATGTGGCGCAGCGTGAAGTCCCACGAGTCGTCCATCGAGTCGTCCTCGAACAACGCCCCGTTGCAGAACTCTGCGATCTGCTTGTCTACCGGATCGGAACTGGCCGCGTTGACTTGCCACGTCGCCCCGCGCAGCGGGAGCTTGATGACTTGCAGCATGGCGCGGACGTTGGCGTCCGTGCGGCGCATCTTGTCGTACTGCGCAACGGCCTTCTGCCAGTCATCGAAGTCGGGGTTGTAATCCTCCCGACGAATGGTGCCACCGTAGTTCTCGGTGCCGGAGACGCCGTGCTCCTGCGCGGCCACGCCACGAATCGGAGCCGACGGCACGCCCTGTTGACTGAGGTCGCGGCGGAAGATCGGTGGAATGAGGTCCGTCAGTTTCATGCGGAAAGCCGGACCATTATGCCGTCACCCTACAACACGCGGGGGTGAAAAATCTCGTCGGCCGTCTATGTTGGGGTCGGCACGACCCAGAGGAAGACCAGCGCATCCGCCGTGCGCGTCACCCGATGCGGCTCCCAGTCGGGGATCGGGAAGCCGTGCGAGACGATGCGCGTGCCCGGCTTCAGCGCACGGAACCGATCCACCAGCACCGCCATCGCGCTGCTCACCAGATAGCACGTGACCACGGTCGGCTGGCCCCAGTCGGTATCCTCGATGCGCCCGTGCTGGAACGATGCGGTCACGTACCGCACGTCCTCGGCCGCACGTTCGTTCGCCTCGGCCACGAACCGCGCGTCGATCTCGATGCCACGGCCGTACGCCCCGCGCTTCGTCGCCGCGAACACCACGCGGCCGTCACCGCTGCCGAGGTCGAGCACGTGATCGCCCGGCCCCACCTCTGCGAGGTCCAGCATCTCCTCCACGACCTCGAACGGGGTCGGGCACCACGGCGCGAGCGTCTGCGCCATGCGCGACCGGATCTCGTCGTCGTCTGGTGTTGGGATGTCGAGGAGCGCGGTGTCCACCGCCCGGCGCAGTTCGACCAGCGCCTGCTGGCGCGTCGGCGTGTCTGGCAGGAGCCGCATGAACTGGAGCGCCACGAGGAGGCCGAGGCTCTGGACTTGCCACCAGTCGCCCCCGGCCAGCGGGTTCTCCGTGTGCGGAGCCGGGAACCAGTCGAGGAGGTTCTGGCTGGTGATAGGGAGGTGCATCACACGCCGAGCCGAGCGCCGCCGGTGCCGTCGTCTACGACCCGGACGCCGGGCACGAACGCCAGCGCCTGCGCGACCGCACTGGTGCCGTTGAAGTAGACCTGTCGCGTCGTGACTTGCACGAGAACGCCGACGGCCGGGATGTCGATGGCCTTCGTCTCGCGCACCCAGCCCTCGGACTCGCTGGCCTCTTGGCACAGCATCTTCCACTGGGTCGGATCCCCAACCGTGGTGTAGTCAAGGACGCCGGGGACCGGGACGGTGTCAGGCACGGCGGGATTCTACCCTGCGCCCTTCACGGTACCGTGAAAAGTCAGCGCAGCCAGACGCTGCGCCGCGCCGCCGCCCGGCGGTCTGTCTCCATACGGTACTGCCGGGAACCGTGCGCCAAGAACGCCACCGCGCCGACCAGTAGTGCGGTCGCTCCCACCCACCAGCGCATCAGAGCACGAGCGCGAGGATGCGAGCCTTCAGCCGGTCGTACGCGGCCCAGTCCACGCGCTCGTCGCAGCGCCAGAGCGACTGGAGCAGACGCGCTTCGTCCGCCGTCAGCACGATGCCCTGCGTGGCAGCGGGTCGCGCGGGGACAGCCTTGAGCGTGGAAGGAGCGGAATCAGTCATAGCTCCATCGATCATCGTCGTCGCCTCCGGAGTCGGTGGGAATAGTAACAGAACGGTTTATTGCCGCCCCGATTCACCCTTACGTTTCTGGCGCAACTGTTCCCAGACCTCCATCACGCGATGCAGATCGGGACTGAGCGCCGCGTGTTCCTCGGCGGTGGCAATCCGAAACCCGTCGTCCGTGAACACGAGCACGGTCCCGCACTGCGAGCAGAAGGTCACGTCGCCCGGCTTCGGCTGCGGCGGACCCGGCGCTTTGTGCTGGGTCGAGATTTCCGTCACCGCATCGTGAATAGTGAGACACGCCGGGCACTGGCGCGGTCGCTCCGGCTTCTGCGAGGAGCGGATGTAAATCTTGCGTTTAGAGGACAAGGTCACGCGTCACCGTGAGGAGCGGCGCGTCCGGTCCTCCGTGATGCCCTCGCTTGAAGACGCCGCCAATCGCTTCGCCAATCGCTTCCGTGATCGCCTCACGCTGCGAGCGGCTGAAGCCGTCGGCCCACTGGATCCCGTGCATCCCCACGTTGACCTTGACCCGGCCCGAGTCCGTCGGCTTGGTCACAATCGTCACCGTAATCGTCGTCGCGCCCTTCGGCATCGTCTCCAGCCTCCGCAGTACATCGAGTCGTCGCATGCGTCCCCTCAGTCGAGGTCGATCCGCCGCGTGGTCGTCGGCACCGGCGCGGCCCGGCCTCCACACTTCGCCACCATGCGCTCGTGTCCGACGTGCGCCTGCTGCCGCGTGTGGTAGCGATACTGCTCGCCGTCGAACGGGCCACCGAACACCAGTGTCTCCCAGAGGAGCGGCTGGCCCGTGCGCGTGAAGTTGTGATCGAGCGCGAGGAACACCGTCGAGACGCGCACGTGCTCGTTGATCGGCGTCAACTCCAGCGTGCGGTCTGCGACCTCGTACCACTGCGCCCACGTCACGAGGTCCGGGCACAACTGCGGCTCGCCCAGTGCGTTCAGGATGTAGCGGCCGTTCGCGTTCATCGTCGGATCGATCATCGCGTCTTGCTCCTCGCTCGCATCGTCCGATTCAGGCTGTCCAGCAGCGCCTGCTTCTCGTGCAGCGCGACCCATTCGTCCGGCGTCACCGCGTGAACCACGCCAGCCAGTGTGCCGATGACCGGCGTCAGCGGTCGCGTGTCCCACGCCCCCGCGAGGCGCAGGAACTCGACGCGCTGCTCGTGCGGGGTCATCGCGTCGTCACGTAGGCGATGTCCCAGCTTCGGCGTTTGGCTCGCGAGTTGATGCAGACCACCGGGATGTGCCGCCCTCGGTCCACGATCACGCGTCGGCCGTCGGCCTTCTCGTAAATGTTGCGCCGCACGACACGGCCGTTGTGGTTCGCGCCCAAGTCCACCAGCGCGATCTCGACCAGCGTCATCACCATTGCAGCGACTCCCGGCGGCGGCGGAGCCAGTCCGGGTCGAGCCGCCACGTCGAACCGACCGGCCCATCCCAGAGGCGCGGTAGATCGGCGCGTTGCAAGCACGCACCCCCAGCGGGTTTCCCTGCGGCCATCCGGGCGCGGACCCAGCGTTCCCAGTAGCCGCCACCGGGCTGGAACGCGCCGAACGCGTCGAACGGCGCGACGACCTCGGCCACCAGCGTCGAGACGCCCTCCGCGTCCGTCACCGTGACTTGCATGCGCATCGGCGGCTTGGTCGCGAACGCGGCCGAGGCATCCGTCGGGGACGCACTGGTGTAGTGGCGGATCATCGTCACGCGACCCTCCGCCCAGTGTGCTGAATGCGCAGGGCGGTCAGGTCATGCACGGCGGCTGATGCCTCCGCTGCCGACAAGCGGCCGTCCGCGAACGCCGCCATCACGAGATCCCAGCGCCGGTTGTACTCCTGCAACGTGATCGTCATCGCCATCGTCGTCTCCACCTGATTGATACTACCACGGGTCCGAGGCCGGGGCAATCCCCCGGCCCGGCCGACCAGTTACACGCCCCAGCGAGCCGCGACTCGCGAGCCGCGCGTCGTCGTGAGGAAGATGGCCCAGACTTCGTCCTCGCTCACCGGGCGTCCGAGGTCCGCTTCCATCGACCGCCACTGCGCCTTGAGGCTGCGCTCGATGCGCTGCGCGACATCGGCGGTGCGCTCGCCGTCGGCGTAGAGGTTCTCGGGGCTGAGGCGCGTGAGCAGGGCGAAGAACTGTTCGGCCATCGCGGGGGTCAAGGTCGGGGGCGTCGTCATCGTCGTCTCCTGAAGGTGAAAAAGAGTGCCGGGCTTTTCTCCGGGGTGGCCCTTCCCGGCGTAAGGATTCTGCCACCCGTCGGGTCCGCGCTCGTTTTGCCGTTTCAGGGGAGCCACGGTACCTGTCGCCCGTCCCCTACTCACCGGCCCTCGTCGTCATCGCATAACTGGTTAGACGGGAATGGTAGTCGCAATGTTCCCTAGCTGACCGGGAACCACGACCCGGCCTGTCCGGCCCTGAACTCGTCGGCGTCCACCGGCGTCACGCGCACCAGCGTGAGCGGCCCCAGTTCGACGTGCATCGCCGCGTCGTTCGCGACCTGTTCGGCGTGCATCCGGGCGAACGTCAGGTTCTCGCCATAGAAGTCGAGGCCCACCCACTTACCCTCGACCGTCGCGAAGATCCCGCGATACTGGCGCTCGCGTGCCTTGCGTGCGCCCCGAAACTCGTACTTGCGTGCCATCGTCGTCGCCTCGTGAGAGGCAGGGGCCGAAGCCCCCGCCCAGTTACCGCATGTAGACCGCGCCATACGTGGTGATGGCATCCTGCCCGGCGTTGACGAGGATGGAGCCGCGCACGTGCTTCGCGGGTGCCTTCCACCCTGCGGCCTTCAGCACCGCGCCGTCCGCCTTGCGGATGAAGCAGAACACCGACCGGCCCCACGTGTCGCGCTGGGTCGCCACGATGCGGACGTTCTTAACGCCGGGGTCCGCCGAGAGCACCGGCGCGGCCGGGTAGCCGCCGTAGTTCTTCGCGTACTCCGCGTCGAGCCGCGCCTGCGTCGTCGCGAGGAAGGTGTCGAGGGCAATCTGAAACTCGGTGGCCGTCAGCGTCGTCGTCATCGTCGTCGTCTCCATACCCATAGTATACGCGATTGCTACTGCCAATGTTCCACTATCTTACATGCACCAGTTCGCGACCGCCACCGGCTGGTTCGCGATGGGGAGCAGCGTCCGGGTCTGCGCCTCGATCTGGACTTGCTTGAGCGACAGCCCGTGCTTGAACGTGTGCCCGATCTTCTCCTCGACGCGCACGTACTCCGCGAGCAGTTCGGGGTTGTGGATCCCGGCGAGCACCAGCGCCTCCTTCGGCGCGAAGATGCAGAACGCGCACGAGAGGCGCGGCATCCCGAGGTCATACGCTTCGTGATGGCGGACGCCCGACGCCTTGATGCGTGCCCAGACTTCCGTCTCCGTCCAGTCGTGAATCGGGAGCCACGTGTCCACGTGGCGCTTGCTGTTCGACGCCAGCTTGTCGAACGCGAAGGGCACCTTGTGCGCACGCGCCGACGACTCCTGCGCACGCAGCCCGAGGCAGTTCAGGATGCGCACCGGGCGCGAGAGGCCCAGTTCCTTCACCAGCTTGGTCAGGAGCTTGTAGACCTGCGCACGCTTGTGGTCCGAGGTGCAGAACCGCGCCTTGTTCGACGGCCACTTGCCGCGCTCGAACTCGACTTGCGCGAGGAGGTCGCCCTTCGCACGCGTCACGACTTCAAAGCGAGCACCGTAGTGCGCGGCCTGTTCAGCGGCGAGCGCCTTGACGCCCTGCCACTCGACGCGCCCGAGGTCGCAGTGGACGACCACGAGGGGCTTCACCACGCCTGCGGCGGTCGCCTGTTCGGCCACGCGGTCGAGCATCGCCTGTGAGTCTTTGCCACCCGAGGAGTTCACGAGAATGATGTCGTAGCTCGCGAGGTCTGGGGTCGTCGTCACCGTCGTCACCGTCGTCGTCTCCACCGCGTTGGCGGCGGGGGTCCATCCCCCGCCCCCGGCTGTGCCGGGCGGTCGCTGTGCCGCCCGTTCCGTTGGCTGGTCCGCTCAGGTCCAGCCGCCTCGCTCCCGGTGGCTTGCCGCCACCCGCGCCGTCGTCGTTCATAGAGTTAGACGGCGTTCACGGGAAAAGGTTCCCTCAATGGTAATTTATTTGTTCCCAGAGCGAGGCTAGAACACCTTTAGAATCAACAGGTTACAGGCATGGAACATTGGCAGTGTCATTCGCGTCTAACCAAGCATGGCGAGCACGACGACGAAGACGGCAACGCACCCCTACGTGGTCGAGGTGTTCCAGCACGGCGACTACCGCAAGAGCCGGAAATTCCGCACGCGCGAGGCGGCGGTCGCCTTCGCGAACGACTGGAGCGACCGGCACTACGACGAGGGCGGCTGGCAGTGCCAGCTTGTTCACGCGGGAGTGCTCCACCAGTTCGGCGTCAACGGCAACGACCGCTGACGCGTGGAACATTGGCACTAGCATTCGCGTCCAAGGTAGTGTAAGATCGGTGTGACGGTGACGACGGAGACGACGATGACGCACGAGCAGGAAGACCGCGACTACGAGATCAGCGCACGCTACGACTACCGGCAGGAGACGTTCGGCTCCTACTGCCAACTCCACCGCGTCCACTACGGGGCCGACTGCCCGGTGTGCGAGGACGCCATCGCGGAGGTCCAGTGGGCGCAGGACGTGACGGAGCCGGGAGAGGCACGCGTCAGCCGCACGGCCCGTCGCGAGGTCATGCTGACGCTGCGACAGAACGGCTGGAAGGTCGTGTGCCGGGGGACCACGGTGGCGTGGACCCGGCGGTAACAAGCTGGCAACCGAGGGCCGTCATCAGACGGTCCTCACTTCAACGGAGACGACGACGACGATGGCGACACCTGACCCGATTCCCGAACAGTACCTCCCGCGCGATGCGTTCAGCACCGCCCTGCGCGACCTGACCCGCAACCCCGGCGCGGTGCGCTCGTCCAGCAAGGTGGACCTGACGGACCTCTACGGCAACTCCGAGACGTGGGTCGTGGACACGTTCCGCCACGAGGGCGACGAGACGGTCCTGCTCCAGCGCATCGACGCCGCTGGCGGTATCCGCCTCGTGCTGCCCCCGGCCGTGACCGCCGCCATCTCGCGCCAGCGTGACCGCGCGACGACGGTGAACCGCAAGCGTGGGGCGCAGCAGGCCGTCGCGACCCGCATCGCACGCGGCGATGTCCTCGGCAACCCGGACGCCCTGCGCAAGGCACGCAAGTCGCCACGCAAGGCCAAGCGCCGCTCGCGGAAGGGCTGATGCGTCACAATGGGCCGGTGCAGCACGTGGGCTTCACCGGCCCCTCGTCCGGCATGACCGCCTCGCAGGCGGTCCGCGTCACGCAGGCGCTGACCGCCCTGCGGGGCGCTGGCGCGTCCACCGCCAACCACGGGATGTGCATCGGGGCCGACGAAGCGTTCCACGCACTGGCCCGGTCCCTCGGCTTCCGGCTGGTCGGCTGGCCCGGCGTGACCAACACCGGCACCGTCTACCGTCGCGCGACCGTCACGTGCGACGAGGTCATGCCGGTCAAGTTCTTCCTCGACCGCAACCGCGACATCGTCCACGCGTCGAGCGTCCTGCTCACCACCCCCGACGGCGCTCGCGAGCGCGTGCGCTCCGGAACGTGGGCCACCATCCGCTACGCCCGGCGCTGCAAGCTGCCGCTCGTCCTCATCGACCCGGCCGGGCGCTCGCGCGTCGAACACGTGCCGGGCATCGAGACACTCGACGCTTACTGCGCCTACCTTGGGAACATTGACACTGTCATCAGCGTCTAACCGGACATGGCAACGAACGACACGCAACTGGCTGGCTGGCGCTACGCGGGAACCTTCTGCACGAAGTGCGAGGGCGAGGTGAGCGCGGAGGAACTGGTCGTCGTCAACGAGGATGGCGACTACGACGGGGAGGGCTTTCGCGACCTGACCACGGTGGCGCACGTCGAGTGCCCACCGGACGACGAGGACGCCGAACTGAACGACGAAGGCGGGACGGGAGCGCACTAACCCCCGCCCCGACTTCGGTCTTACTTCTTGACTTCGACCGGCTTGCCCTGCGCGGCCGGAGCCGCCGGGGGCTTGCTGCTGCCCAGCATCGCGCCGCTGGCAACCGTGCCCGTGCCCTCGTGCGAGGTCTGACCGCCCTGCGCGGCCTGTGTGCCGCCACCCTCCGCCGCCGTGAACGTGAAGTCCATCGGCTCGGTGATCTGGTCGTCCGGATTGCGCACGAGCACCGGTAACGTCACCGCGTTCTGGGCCGTCGCCATGTTCACGCCCGTCGTCAGTTCCGTCTCGCTCACCCGTGTCGTTGGCTCGTCGCCGCCGTTCCACACGATGACCGCACCCTCGGCAAAGCCGGTGCCCATCACGTGAATATCGAAGTCCGGCTGGCCCAGCGCCACCGTGTTCGGAGACAGCGAAGTCAGCGTCGGCGCAGGCAGATCGACCGGCGGCAGATCGCCGCGCTCGGGGGCGGGTCGCTGCTGGAGGCGCTTGCCCGTCAGCACCTCGACGCGGTTCTGCTCGTCGCCGTCGAGGAGCTTGCGTCCGCTGTCAATCGCACGCTGCTCACGGTACGCCGTCGCGCGTGGCGACTCGGCCTTCGGCTTCACGGGACCACCCGCGCCGACATCCACCATCCCGAAGTAGGGATCGGGCTTCAGATCCAAGCCCGTTTCACCGGGCAACAAGTCCAATGTCATATCGCCTCCTTCAAGGCAGATGTCCGCAAAGGGTCGTACGATAACACCCCGACGGACGGAGGTCAGCAGGGATTCACGGGGTTCGGATCCTGCGGGGACGGCTCCGGCTCCGACTCAACCTCCACCGGGATGGACGCCTTCGGGTCCGTCAGGTTCACGTCGCACACCGCCCGGAAGGGCACCGGGATGCCCTCGTCCGGGCCGTGCTTCACCTGTTGCAACTGCGCCACGGTCACGCTGGGAATCTTCGCCATCAGGCTCGACGCTGCATCAACGGTTCCACGTGACTGGCCGACACGACACACTCGCACCGCCCGGCCAGATGCTGCGCCGCCCAGACCCAGCGGCCGACGAGGTGCCAGTACTGGCGCTCGACGGCGGCGGCACGGCCGGGGACGGGTTCGACAATCCATGAGGCGTGACGAGGCAGACCCGCCTCGGGGAGATCGGCAATCAGCCGTTCACCGGGCAGGAGGCAGGGCCGGTCGGGCGGGACATACAGGCGCAGATCCCCCGCTCGCGGCAAGCGGCGCACGAGTCGCACGAATCGCCGGATCATGGTCGTGCTCCATCGTCTCCAGTCACACCAAGCAGTGAGGTTGCAAATGCGCCACCACCGTGGTGGCCTCCCAGTGCATGGCTAGTATAAATGCACCATGCGACCGCGCTGTAGCAGAAAGCACAGCCCGTGTCCAGCCGTTGGAATTGTGACGGAATTTACACGCGTCCCTCGCGCTCGGCCTTCTTCACGCGGCGAATCGCCTGACTCACCTTCGATTCTTTCGCGCCCGTCTCCGCGAACGCGAACGCCGCCGCACTAGCTTGGCGCTGGGCGGGACCGCCGCACGTGGGACAGGGACGCGTCGTGTCGGACTGGCGTGTGAGGTCGATCACCTCATGCCGATGACCGGCGAGGCAGAGGTATTCCCAAATAGGCATCTCAGGTTGTCCACGGAGCCATGACCCAGAGGACCGTCCAGATCACGAGGAGGAGGAACGCCGCTGCGGCGCACAGGAGCCAGAGTTCCGACTGGCGCTGCGTCACGCGAACTGAAAGAGCAGCCAGACAAGGAAGCCGGTGGCGAACATGGAGAGGCCGAGGATAACAAAGAATCCCAGCCAGTGCTCCGCGCGAGGGTCACGCATCGTCAGGATCGTCATCGTCCTCGAATAACGCGAACAGGCTCCCCACCGGCGGCGGCGCGTGCAGCATGGCCTCGCGGACTTGGTCCTTCACCGCTCGCGTCTCGGGCATCCGGGCGCAGACGTAATTGACCTTCAAGGGGCACGAGACATTGAACGTCCAGATTTTGCGCTTCGTGAACCGCACCGCATGGATCGGGGCGTGACAATGCGCACACTCAACCACGATGTCGAACACCGCCGGAGGAGCCGTCTTGTGGACCTCGGTGCGATGCTCCGGGTTCGGCCCGTTGACGGTGCCGGTCTTGTCCAGATACAGGTAGCTGAGAAGCGTCGGCCACAGTGGGTGCTCAAAGATCGTCATCGACAGGTTCGTCCATCACCGAGTTGTGCGCCACAGCGCGAGCAGAAGGTGCCGTTCATGTACCACTGCCACTGGTGCTCCCGCGCGACGACGAGCGGGATGCCCCACCGCTTCTGTCCACAGTCGCACGGTGTGCCGACATCGGGTTTGTAGTCCTCACCGTACTCATGGGTCCACGTGTGCCCAGTCGCACACGGCGCGTCGTCAGGCACTTACTCCCCGACCACCACGCGACGTAGCGCCGCGATCACCGCCTCCCTCGTCGGGCACCACTCGGTCAACTGCGTGCCGACCCCCGCCACGCGCACGAACAGCGCCCACTGGCCCTCGGCATTGCTCTCGATCATCCACTGCACCAACTGTGACTCGGGAACGGGCATCACTGGCTCCTCTCAGAACGGCTTGTAGGACTTCCCGACGGCATCCACCGGGTGTTGCGTGCGCAGGCGCAGGCCGGTGATCTCGCGACGGGCCTCGGCCAGTTCCTTGCGCAACTCGGCCACATCTTCCTCAGCCTTCGCGAGCGCGGCTTCCAAGCGATCTACGCGCCGCTTCAGTACGTCTGCGTCGGCCATGTCAATCTCCCCTTCGGGCTACGGCTGGCGCGTGACCGGATGCAACCCGCACGCGCGACCAGTCGGACACCGCCCCTCTGCGCCCACCGGGGCTTGTGGCGGGGCATCTCGTCAGGACGGGACATCGGCATCTGGCCCATCGAACGCGACGGCGTCGAGTACGGGCTTCGCCAGCGCAGACTGCATCCGTCCTAGCGTCTCCGCCAGTTCCTCGACCGTGTCTCCGACCGGCGCAACCGGATCGGTCGTGATCGAATGCGGCTTCTCGATGTCGCCGTCGTCAAACGCCTCATGAATCCCGAACGACACCTCACCCTCGTGTACCCGCCGCACGACCCGATACGTCCACGCCATCACAGCACCGCCGTGTTGAGCCACCACGCGATGAAAAACGTAATGCACCGCCCAGTTCCTCGCGGGTCGAGGATGCGTCCGACCATGATCGGGTCGCCTGACCGATGCGTCACACTGCCGATCTCATCGAACACCCTGAGCGCCATCGCACGCTGGGTCGCGTCGAGCACCGCAGGTTTCACCAGCGTGAACGGGAAGTCCGGCTCGTCGTACGAGTCCGAGATGAGGAGCGTCTTGTGCTCCTTCTTGCCGTCCTTCTCGACGGTGTAGCTCTCGTCCCGGTGGATCAACGTGTCGTCCACGTAGCGGCCTTCGCCAGCCGGAAGCAGTTGGGCCTTCGCGCCGAAGTGGCTGTACTTGTAGTCGCGCGTTTCGTGCGGCGGCTTCTCGCGCTGGACGCGGACGGCCAGCGTCGTCACCGGGAAGTTCGGCACCACGAGGTAGCCAGCCTCGACGGCGACCTTGATCTTTTCGTAGTACGTAATGCGCCTCGCGACCCGGTTCAGCGCCGAGTTCAGCCCGGCCAGCTTCCAGCCGTTCGCCGTGGCGATCAGGAGATGCTCCTCCAAGTCCGTCTGCTCGCGTTGGAGGGCGGCGACCTTCTCGACACACCAACCGCCGAGGGCGGCTTGCGTCGGGGCGAGGTCGGCCGGGGAGAGGGCCACAAGGGCCAGATCGTCAGGAACCGCAGTCGTCGCCATCATCGCCTCCTTACGAATTCACCGGCATCTGGTCGAGCGGCAACGGCACCGGCAGTAACACGCCGTGTGCGTCACACGGACGACACGCTTCGCGGAAGCGACTCTCGTCGTTCCACGTCTCCAGCCCTTCGCGGTGCCACCGGTTACTCTGCACGACGCGCGTCCAGACGACGCGATCCGTGGTCCCTCGGTCCTCCACGCGCATGACCTCGATGTGGCACCACGCGGTCGGCTTGTCCGGTTCCCAGATGAAGTGATCGCCCGGCGTGATCGGGCCGCTGTAGCCCTCCGGCGCGGCCGGGACGATCTTGATGGCCCGGATCGCCGTACCCCACCGCTCCCAGTCCTCCAGCGCGTGCTTCAGGTTGTCGGTGTCGTCCCAGAGGTCGTGGGCACGGAGCAGTTCTTCCACGCGAGCGAGGTGCGCATCGTCAGACATCGTCGTCTCCAGTTGGTCAGGGCGGCTGTTGATTCAGCCCCAGTCGCGACTGCCGCATCCCCTGCCGGTTCAACGGACCCCGTCATCGCAAGAACATCAGCATGAGAATCCCGACACCGATCAGTGCGCCGAACAGGAAGCCAAGCACGAGCCGCAGTGCATTCGGTCCGGTCATGCGATCAGCATCGTCGGCGGCACCGGGAAGTCCTTCTCGCGATGCCGCCACAGGTGGAGCACGAACGGATGATGATTCACGTACACGCTCTGACGCGGATGGTACTGCACGACCGTGTCGTCCGCGCCCCAGAAGTGGTCCTTCACGAAGCACATTTCCTTCCACGTCGGGACGCGCATTTTGCCCTGCGCGTTCCGGGCGTGAACGCTGACGTGCTCCCAGCCGCGTGCAGTCTCCGGCACGTCGGGCAGCGTGTTGGTCCCGTCGTCCGCGATGATCGCCAGCACCCAGCCCGGCACCGGCGACAGGAGCGCGAACGCGCCCCAGCCTGCGCCCGGCGGCGAACTCCACTCGCTGCCGTCCATGACCCGGCCCTCGTCAGGCGCTCGGAACACGTCGCTTCAACTCGGCGTCGATAATGTCTTTCGTCCACGTGTCGCGCACGGCGATGGCATCATGCCGCATCGCGACCAGCGCGAGGTCGGATAGCGTCTTCACGATCTCCGGAAAGTCCGGCCCACGACCCGGCGGACCCTTCTCACCCGGCGGTCCGGCGGGACAGCCCTGCGGTCCCTTACTCGACTCGTCGGGCATTTGCCACCCACAGCTTCGCCGTCTCCAGATACGTCGCCGCCACGTGCAGTGCTCGCACGTCCATCTGGACTTGCGCGTGTGACGGCAGTCCCTTCATCTGGTTGATCGTGTTCAGGCTCTCCTGCATTTGCGCGAGCAGGGCGTTGAATGCGTCGTCCATCGTCGTCTCCTCCTACTCCAACCCGTGAATGATCGTCTTGCGCCGCGTCTCGACGTACTCGTAGATCGCGACCTCGTCGTCCGCGTCTTTCCCCTCAATGTCGGTGTCGGCATCGAAGTACATCCCGCTGTCCTCACCCGCACGCGTGACATACAACCGGGCCGGGAATCGAGGCGTGGCTGGCCGCGCCTTCGCCTTCGATGCCCGGCGAACTCTGCGCTTCGCCATCGTCACCTCCGTTAGTCGTCTAAGTCGATTCGTCGTTGACCCGGCACCGCTGGCACGAGCGGCTCGGGCTTCTTGATGTGCGTCAGCTTGGCGCGGTACGTCGTGGGCGTGAGTTTCGAGACCACCTTGCCGAGTGCGTCCAGTCCGCCCAGTGCGGCCAGTCCGGGTCCGATTCCATCGATCCCAGATGCCGCCTGCGCGGCGGCGATGCCGAGGTCCGAGAACGCCAGCCCAGCCTGCTCAAGCTGCGTGACGACGTGCGAGACATCGACCCCAATGACGCCGTCCAACTTCCCGATAACGCCGCCGCCGACACCGCCTCCGGCGCTGTACCCACCGCCGTTGCCGCCGCCAACATACGTGCTGTTGCCGCCCCCGCCGCCGCCCCACTCGTTGACGACACTGCCGCCGACCACATGACCTCCGCCTCCGCCTCCACCACCGCCGTACACGTAGTCCGCGTCGGCCGCGAACGCATGCTCGTGACCGCCCATGATCGGCTTCAGTCCCATCGCACTCTGCACGGTGTCCTCCACCCAGTCCAAGACGCGGCTGGCGATGGCGGCGGAACTTCGCGCGTCCCGGATGTCCTCGTCGGTGATACTGAGCCGCGCGTTCCGGCCGTCGCGATCTGTCAGCGAAAAGATCGTGCAGCACCGCGTCGGGTCTTCTATTGATTGCAGCGTCCAGCCCGGTGCGACATCCATCCGCGCCAACGCGTCCATCGCCTGTTTCGAGGTCATGACGGCTTGCCTCCCCGGCGCATCTCGGCCTCCAGCCGCTGAAAGACGACCCACGCCGCCAGTTCGCGTCGTGTCTGCTCGGTGGGCATCATCATCTGCACTGGCTCTTGCTTGTCCTGCTGCGCTCGGATCCGCACGGCCGCGCAGGGCATGCACAGCCGGACGGCCTGCGGCGCGTGCGGCCGATACACGATGTCGGTCGCGCAATCGGCACACGCGGCGTGCAGATCATCGAGGAACACGCTCTGCGTGGCACAGACAAGGATAATCTCATCCTCCGGCTCGGCGCTCCTCATCTCTCGGTCCACTGCTCTACCTCGGCTCGCTCTCAAGGCTTGGTCCGCTCACGGGACATGGCTCGCTCTTGGCTTTCGGTGCGCTCACAAGAACGCGGCTCACTCGGACGTGACGGTGCGCTCTCCCTGACTCGGTTCGTTCTTCGTCTTCGGTCCCCACTTCGTGCTGGACTCGCTCCCATTGCTCGGTACGCTCACTCAAAGATGGCTCGTTCGAGTTGAACGGTACGCTGCCCATCCTCGACTCGATCAATATCGACGGTGCCCTCGTTGCCTTCGGCTCGCTCCATCCGCTTTGGTGCGCTCGCCTAACATGGCTCGCTCGATACACTCGGTCCTGTCACTCGAACGGCTCGCTCATTGGGTCCGGCGCTCGCGGATGTCACGGCTCGTTCTAAGCGCACGGTGCTCTCCACGTCCTAGACTCACTCCCAGTCACTAGGTGCTGTCTGCTACTACGGTTCACTCATCATCAACGGTGCGCTCGGCGTAAGTGGCTCGTTCCGATCCGATGGTGCGCTCTGTAACCTCGACTCGCTACCTTCCTGCGGTGCCCTCAACGACAGTGGCTCGCTCGCCATCATCGGCGCACTCTTTCATGTCCGGCTCGCTCACCGTATACGGTGTCGCCTCTCGGCATACGCGGCTCGCTCCTTGATCCCCGGTGCTCACTATCATCGCGGCTCGCTCGCTAGGTTCGGTCCTGTCGCATGACTCGACTCGCTCCCGCTTCCGGTCCCCTGTGTCGTCGCGGCTCGCTCGTGCCGCTCGGTGCGCTCGATGGTGGACGGCTCGCTCACCCAACTCGGTACTCTCAGATGAAGGCGGCTTCGCTCTAACGCCTCGGTCCCCTCTACCTTTCAGGCTGACGACCAGCTTACAGGCCGTCGCCCTCGGGGGCCGTCGGATACCACTGGCGATTCGCGAGGCCGGGCAGCAGTGCCCAGTGCGGACTCGCGTCCTTGCCGTGCTCCAGTGCGTTCTTGATGATATGGACCGCCTGATGCGTCGTGTCGTACATCACCGTGTCGGCCGAGACGCGCTGGTTGTTCGGCAGCATCACCGCCGCGCGTTCCATGCCCTCGGATTGCACGTAGCCCCAGTGCTCGTCCTCCGCCGCCAGTCGCTTCGCCACTTCTGTGAGGAAGGACAGGATCGACTCCGGCGTGTTCTGCTCCAGCCAGAGCTTGCCCTGCGGTTCACCCGAGAAGCCCACCACGACCCACGAGTGATCGGGCGTCTGCGGCATGTGCTCGGTGTCTTCGATGTTCGATTCGGTCATGGCTCTCCTCGGCTCGCTTGTCAGCTTCGTTACGATCTCTAGTGATGGCTACTCGGTAGCTTCGGCACTCTAGTCATCAACGGTTCGTTCACCATGCACGGCACGCTTCGTTTCCTCGACTCGCTCGCGTAGTACGGTGCGCGACCACCTCGCGGCTCGCTCCACATCAACGGTTCTCTCCGGTGTACTGGCTCGCTCTCCGTCAACGGTGCGCTATGAGAACGCGGCTCGCTCGCACCTCACGGTCCTCTACAGGTGCAAGGACTCGCTCCACTCTCTTGGTTCACTTCGGATCAACGGCTCGCTACTCCACCACGGTCCGCTCGTAAGGGGCGGCTCGCTCTCTGTCAACGGTACGGCCTCTCGACTTGGCTCGCTCACTCTCGACGGTGCGCTGATTTGAAGCGACTCGCTCTCGACCCACAGGTTCTCTCGCATGACTCGGCTCACTCGTTCGCGGTGGTGCCCTCTGCTCCCACGGTTGCTCTGCGCTAACGGCACGCTCACGGTTAGCGGCTCGCTCTAGCCATGCGGTGCGCTCTTTCCAGTTGGCTCGCTCAATCTGCCGGTACGCTCCTGCGACACGACTCGTTCGGCATACTCGGTGCGCTCGCTCATATTGACTCGTTCGTAACGCTCGGTGCGCTCACGCTACACGACTCGCTCGCTAGATTCGGTTCACTCACACCAGCCCGGCTCGTTAGAGTTGAACGGTACGCTACCCATCCTCGACTCGCTCGCACAAGACGGAACCCTCCAATGGTGCGGCTCGCTCTCCATTGCTCGGTGCGCTCAGCCATGCTGGCTCGCTCGGCTGCAACGGTCCTCACGTCGAACTCGACTCGCTCTTGTGCATCGGTTCACTCGCCGTGGGCGGCTCACTCAATCTGCCGGTACGCTCCTGCGAGACGGTTCGCTCGAAAACGTCGGTACGCTCATCAACAACGGCTCGCTTACTTCCCTCGGTACGCTCAGTCGTGCTGGCTCGCTCGACACAACCGGGACTTCGTAGGATACGGCTCGCTCGTTCTGCTCGGGCCACTCGCCGTGCGCTGGCTCCTCTTACTCGGCCCACGGAAAGTTTGGCACCTGAATCAGATGCGCGTGCCCGAGATGCTCGATGACGTAGGGCTTGGGCGGCATCTCGCCATAGTGCTGGCGGTAGGCGACGGTCTGCCAGTGACTGAGGAACAACTTCACGGCGTACCGCTGGGCGCGGAGATGGATGCGTGCCTGCGGCAGCAAGCCCTGCTCGTACGCGGCCTTGGTCTGCGTGTCGCGCTTCCAGTTCTTCGTCGTCAGCGCCGTCGCGGCCTGCTCGGAGAAGTCGTGATTCGCGTTCTTCGCTTCTTCCTGCGCCTTGCGCTGGACGTAAATCTTGCCGTAAAAGTCGTCCTTGTGCGCCTGCTGCTTCGTGAAGCTCTCCCCGATGATCCAGCAGAGGCGTTTCAACGCGCCATTCCACGGCCGCTTCTGCCCTTCCTTCCACACCACCGTCGGATCGAGTCCGGCGAAGCGCCAGATGTGCCCCACCGTCGGAGCCTTCGTGATGTCGATGTGCGCGAGCAAGCCTGCGCTGATCACCGGGCCGATCCCGATGATGCTCTCCGCCCACTTGCCGACCGGGTTGTTCTGGCTGTACGTGCCGAGGGCGCTCTTGATGTTGCGCTCCAGCACCGCCGTGTTATCGAACAGCCAGCCGAGTAACTGGTGCGGCTCGCCAGCCTCCTCCAGCGTGCGTGCCTGATGCGCCGCGCGAATGCGGTCGCGTTGCATGATGTAGTAAGCATCAACTAAAAATCTGGCCTCCGTCGCGGTCAGCGTCTTCGCGGCATTCTTCAGATCGCGATTCAATTTAACAATCGGTGCCAGATCGTCTAGTTCTTCCATGTCCGCCCCGCGCGAATGGCGTTGATCGCATGACGCGACACGCCGAATTCTTTCCCGAGAGCCGCCGCATTCTCCGTCGGTCGGAGGCGAATCTGCTCTACCTGTTCCAGCGTCAACTTCACCATCGGATGCGCCTCGCCACGAGGCACAAGCTCCGGATGCTTCCGCGCCGGATGGTCATCGCCATAGAGATGCCCGTGCCGATGGCGACCCTTCGCGAGCTTGTCGTCGGTGTTGGCTTGGTCGTCCCCAAGGAATAGATGCTTCAACCGGAGACACGGCGGGTTGTCGCATTTGTGCAGCACGCCCATGCCATCCGGGATCTCACCGTGCGCGGCCGTCCACACCAGTCGATGCACGGACATCGGGGACTTGAACATCTTGCGTCGTTGAATCAACCCGTAGCCTGCCGTCGTTCGCGCACCGGTCCATTCCAAGCAACCATTCGGTTGCTCGACCGTGCGCGATAAAACCTCAAGCAGGAGGTCGTTGGCTTGCTCCTCCGTCATCACCATCGTCGTCTCCGTCTCCGTAGGGATTCTACCGGGCACGAGGCCCGGTAGAACTCAGTCAGTCTCTCATGCCTGCCTGCGGCTCCGGCGAATCTTCGCCGCGATTCCGGCAAGGCCGCTGCCCATCAGAATCAGCGAGGCCGGTTCCGGGACCGGTGGCGCATCCGTGGGCGTCGGCGTGCAGCCGGGGCAGTCCCCGACACCCGGCGACCCGTCTGCGATCCACGTGCTCAACGCCCCCGTCGGCCCGATGCCCTGCAAGTGCGCCGCTGCGAAGAACGGCCCGTTGCCACCACCCGGTGCGGCGAGGAAGTTGAACGAGGCAGCGGTCAAGGTGCCCGTGATCAGATCGAGATCGATGACCATCGAGTCGCCCTGTCCGAATCGCGCTCCGGCGCTCTCGTTGAAGTTGAACAGGAGGTCATAGATGCCGTCACCATCGGCTTGGCAACAATCCACGCCACGCGTGATGCCCGTGTAGGCTCCCGACGAATCCGAGATCAGGTTCGTCGTCACCTGTGTGGGGTTCAGCAGCGGATTCAGATTGAGATAGATCCCGCTGATGAATTCCTGCATCGACAGGTCCAGCGCCGTGAACGTGAGGCGCACGTCGAACCCGGCTCCGGCGGTCGCGTCATTCGCGTTGACGCGCAACCACGGGGCTGGATCATTCGGCAGCGTCCCGTTACTGAACTGCGTCGAGTAATCGAACGTGATGGAACTGGCTCGCGCCGGTGCGGCCACCAACACGAGCGCCAGACACAGCGCCACTAAGAACACACATCGCTTCATCACACGCGCCTCCTGCTGGGGGAAAGGAAGAAAGACCCTACGTGTCGGCTTGCTGGAGAAGTTTGAGGGCCGCTGAAAACTTCGCCACCTTGTCCGCGTCCTGCTGCGCCCGTGCTCGCAACGCCGCCATCTGCTCGCGTGCGCGACGGGTCGCGTCTGCGACTTCGTCGGCCAGCGCGTCAAGGGTATCAAGGGTCGCCTCCAGCGCGGCAAGGCCGGACGCAAAATCTTCGGGCAAGGGGGACTGAGGGTCGGGCACGAACCGCGCGTCTTCTGGCAGCACCAGCACACGGTCCCGGAGCCGGTCCCCGTCTGACCGCTCGCGACGATGCGGCCGGTTCGCCGCCGCCTTCTCCATCGCCGCCTTAATCTCCGCACGCTCGACCATCGCTCCTCCGGCATCGGGCTGTGTCGCCGTCGGAAACGTGCGGCTATCGACTACGTCCTCGACTTCGCGGCCTTTGAGATCGCGGAAAGATGGCATCGCCCACTCCCAGAGTTGTCTAAGTCGCACGCCACACGGCGAAGCCGCGCCGGTCGATGGTCAACCGAAGTACCGTCGCGCACGTCCCGCACTGGATGGCCGTCCACGCCGTCGCGTACCGCAGACGAGCGCCGCAGTCGCACACCAGTTCGGGCAGGCGCGGCGCATCGTCTGATGACGGAGATGGGGGCGTGTCCAGATCGTCCATCAATCTTCACGCTGAATGAGATCGCGAGCGTCCCGCAAGACCTTGCTCGGCACGAACCACGCCGCGTCCCGGTTGTGCGGCGCTTTCTTCCACGACTCCTGCTTTTTCGCTTCGTGACCGAAGAACCAGCCGCGAAGCTGGAACGACGGCGCTCGACCGGTGACGAGCACCCAGACCGCAGCGTCCGAGTCCTCCACGCGCACGATGAGCGACGACGCATCCGGCACCGCGTGTCGTACCTGAATGCCGTACTGCACGTCGTCGCCTTTGTGATAGGTATCGACGCTGCCACACCAGTACCGATTCGTCGCCTTCGCCACCGCCATCTCCGCGATGGCGGCTTCGATGTCGATGTCCCACGCCCCGAGTCCTTGGTTCCCCTCGGCGTCCGCTGCCGCGCCGTTCAATCCCTTCTTGCGACTATGGATGCGGCGGCGCACACCGACGCTCGCGGCCTGCTCAACTTCGTCCCATGTCAGGTTCGACGGCAGCGGCTTAGGAGCCATGTACCACTTCCGGGAACCCGAGATGCGGAAGGTCGCGGCCGCGAATCCCGTGGAGCGCGATGAAGTGCCGCTGCACCAGCCACGTCCGCCCCTCGCAGGAGATGGGCACAGACGGCCCCTGCTGCGCGACGAGCGCCTCGACGTATCGCTGCGTCTCCGGGTTGGAGTAGTGCAACGGCTGACCGCAGTGACACGTCGTCATGCGGAGGCACCGACCAAAGTTTCCCGCCGAGAAACTTTGACCACAGATAGTTTTCTGCTTCGCAAGTAGTCGTGCATGTTCGCCGTCGGCGTGTCCCATCGGAGGTTCGCCAGCGCGTTGTTGCCGGGATTATCGTCTTCGTGACAACACACCATCCCGGCTGGACGTGGGCCGATGAACGCCTCCAACACCAGCCGATGGACTCGACGCGTCAGAATGCGGCCATCTCCTGTCGCTAAGTTCACCGTCCAATAGCCGTCAGCATCGCGACCGCCAGCGAGCCGTTGCCAGTGCAGACTTAATCGTCCCGGCCCTCCGCGCCCACGCTTACAGCGCGACTCGACAAACCCATCGGAGCCAACGCGATACCCGTCAAAGCCTGCGATGGGACGATACTCAACGGGAACATCCAGTGGCGGCAGTAAAGGCTCCACCGGAAACAGCGTCATCTGATTCACGTGCGATCCACCGTCGGCGTCGGCATCGGGGTCGGATGCCACCATGACAGGAGGTTCCGCATCTTCGTGCGGCCCTCGGCGCTCGTCAGCTTGGCGTGCATCATCAGCTTCACTGTGTCGATCATCTGCTCAACCAGTTGGTCCCGGTACTCGGCTTCGGTCGGGCACTCGTGGTCCGGGTCAAACTGGAAGCCCGAATGACAGTGGCAACAATGGACATCGAGCGCCGTGCCATGCGCACATCGCGGGTCGTCCGCGATCACGTCGGCTCCTCGGGTAGGAATGAGAACGTCTCCGTGGTGTCCGCGCTGAACGCTCCGAAGAACCCTCGCCACGCAGGTTCATCGAACACGAGATCGCCGTTCTTCTCCCACGACCCATCGAGGCCCGACGTGCTTTGAAAGACGCGCACATGCACGTGCCCACCGCGCTGGATGTACCGAAACCGGAACTTCACGCTGGCTCCTCTCGGGACATGACGGGCTGCGCATCGTCCCACTCGTGACCGCAGACCTGACAGAGCCACAGTCCCGCGATGCGCTCCTGCCGAAGACTCTGACAGGACGGGCAGCGCACGTCCTCGGTCAGCGTGCCCTGCTCGGCGGAGTACGCGAGATAGCGCGTGACCTTTGCGACCTTGGCCTGCTCCATCGACTTCGACTGCTCGGTGTTCAGCCACGCGTCGAGGCCAGCCATCCCCAGCACCGCTCGCAGATCGCAGAACTCCACATAGAAGCGGTCCTCGTTCGTCAGCGTCTGGCCCGGCTGCACTTCGGTGATCCCGAAGCGCAGAATCTTCGACAGCCGCTGCGCGACCTCGCCGCATTCTTCAATCGCAATCGTGAGGAGATGTTCCTGTCGCGTCATGGGGTTTTCTCGGCGTAGATGCGCTCCAGAATCTCCACTTGCTTCTCGGAGAGCCGGTGGCCGCGCGTGATCTGGTCGCTGAGACTTTCGATGAACTGCTGCTCCCACGGCGTCAGGTTCGCCCCGTGATCGACCACCGCCGTCAGCCACTCGCGGTGCATCTCGTGGTCGTCTCTCGCCATCACGCCTCCAGCCGGAGACATTCGAGGGGCAACCAGTTGCGCGTTCCGGCCACGTCGATGATGTCCTTCACGTGCGCTTCGCACTGGCCGTTGTCGTGCCGATGAATCATGGTCTGGCCGCGCGTAATGGTATCGAGATCGACCAGATACGTCTGGCCCAACTGGACGCGCTCCTCGAACGTGCAGAGGCCGTCGTCGGTCGCGAGTTTGATCAGGGTGGCTCGCACGATGTGCATCGTCGTCTCCGTCGTCGCCTACTCGCACACGAGCGTATCACCTACATCTGCGTCCAGTCGAGTGGTCCCACCGAGAGCAGCACCGGGCGAATCGGCGTCCCGAAGATTGTGAGGAAGATGTCCTCGCCCTTCAGGATGCGCAGGCGCTCCTCTGGCGTCAGTTGCCACCGGGTGATGACCTTGTGATCCGGCGTAACGATACTGGGCAGCGGCACGTACTGCGGCTGGTCCTTCGCGATCACCGTCGCCTTCGATCCGGTCGGCACCATCGCGGGGTTGACGCGCGGGTCCACGGGTTCCATGTCAGTGCAGCGTCGGGCCAACCTGCACGACGACCGCTCGCTTCTCCCCGGCAATCTGCTCGATGACGCGCACGCGATACCGGGCCAGTAGCTTCTTGATGTACCGCCGGGCCACACGGGGCGTGTCCACTACGAAGCCGACCGCGTGTCCCGCCTCGGCCTCCTCGCCAATCACGCGGATGCGCTCATCCTCGGGCAGATGCGAGATGTCGGTGGCGTCGTCGGGCACCAGTGGATCCATCGCAGAGGCAGCGTAAAACAGCCCCAGCAGCCTCGCCTAGAACATTCTGCGCTCGATGGCTTGCCGGGACTCGTCCGCCCCGCCGCCAATCTTCAGGAGGTCCGTGGCCGCAATCGTGGACCCTCGCGCCAGTTCTCCGAACGCGCCAGCAGCACCGTCCAACTGGTCATCGTGGGCACCGTGCGGGGCCATGCTCACCTCCGCGAGGAACTGGGCGTTCCACGCGCCCTCCAACAACTCGATGCCGCCGACTTCGGCCTGAATCAGCATCGGTTGCCAGCGCAGTTCCTTCGCACGCGTGGACGGCACGCCCCGGTAGTTGAACCCGGCCATGTGCTTGCGCCGCATGTTGATGATGGCGAGGCCAGCACTCCCCGGCTCCTGCTCCTCGCGCACCCGGCACTCGGGGCCGTCGCGCACGGCGGTCTGGCGAATCAGCGCGTTCACATCGCCGCTGCTGGCCTGCACGCGCACGATGTCCGTGAGGTAGAACCGCTGGCTCGCGACGTGGCGCTCCATCTTGGCTCCCACGGTCCAATCCGGGTCCGATCCGGGCCGTGACTCGCTCCCGCCAATGTCCCAGAACCGGCACGCCTGCTTCGGGCCGTGGGGGAGACTGGCGACGATGGGGAACCACACGGTCTTCGCCAGCACACCGCCCGGCGGGGTCGGGCGCTGCTGATAGAGCGCGTTCCACCAGTGGCCGGGGAGCGTGGACTTGATGGCGTCGAGGCTCTTGACGTTGTACCGGGAGGGCCAGAGCGCCTCGCCGGGCATCCGCCCCAGTGGGTCATCGGGGGCATCGCAAATCGCCGGGAGGGTCAGGCTCTCCCACTGCTCGCCGCCGACGCTGGCCTGCTGGCGCAGTCGGCCGATGAGGTCTTCCTCGTGCCAGCGCGTCTGAATGACGATGACAATCCCGCCCGGCTCCAGCCGGGAGCGTGCGGTCGCGCTGTACCAGTTCCACGCGCGGTCCCGATAGACCTGTGACGAGGCTTCGATGGCGTCCTTGATGGGGTCGTCAATGATGAGGAGGTCCGCGCCGCGCCCCGTGATGCCGCCCGTCATGCCGACGCACTGCATGCGTCCAAGGTGGCCGGTGATGCGCCAGTCGTCCGGCCGGTTGAACTGGCGACGGACATCGAGGTCGAACACTTCTTTGCCGACCAGCGCCAGTGCATCGCGAGCGCGTTCGCCCCAGCCTCGGGCGAACCCACCGCCGTAGCTGGCGAGGATGACGCGGTGTTCAGGGTTGCGTCCGAGGTACCACGCCGGGAAGTACTGCGAACAGAGGAAGCTCTTGCCGTGGCGTGGGGGCATCTCGACCAGCAGCCGCGTGATGCGGCGCTGTTCGAGATCAACCAGCTTCCGGGTCAGGAGGTTGAGGTGCGGGGCTGTCTGCCACGTCCCCCGGCTCGCTAGGTACGCCAGCCCCGAGGGCAGTGCTCGCGCGAGGGAGCGTGAGTTGATCAAGGAGTTGGATCGCCAACTCGGTGGCGGCGGGGTCGTTGGCGATCCGGTCAGCAAAGGAGATTCCCTCGTCTCGCGTATCCTCGACGTGGACACTCTCGGTCGTCAACCCAAGGGCCAGTCGTTCCATGTTCACCACGGCCGGGACCGCCGCCGCGATCCGGGCGACTTGCGCAATCAGATCCTTCGCGCCAGCGGCCGTCGTCGCGGCGGCGGTCATCGTCGGCACGAGGTTCGGATCCCGCGCCGCCTCCAGTGCCGCCTTCACCGGCAGCGAGAGCACCGTCAGCATCGCCTGCGCAAACCGCGCGTGCCGCTCCCGCGCCTCAACCTGCGCCGACACCAGTCGCTCGCGCACCAGCCGGTCGAGTTCGGCGTCCCACGCTCGTGCTCGCTCCACCCAGTCCCACTGCGACGACCAGAGCCGCCAGTGCTTCGGCGCGTCGGTCAGATGGCCGACCGGCATACCCATGCACTCGGCCTTGTGCGTCTTGTAGGCGTTCAGACACGAGTGGACCTTCTGGTCCCGGAAGTGGGTGAACGCATGGAAGGCCCAGCTTGTCTCCCCGGCCTGCTGTTCCCACGGCGGAATCGGTTCAGGGATGGGGTCCGGGAGGTGGGCGACTTCTGCTTCCAGTGCCGCTTCCAGCGCCGCCTCCGCCGACTCCTCCGCCGCAACTTCCGGTTCGACCACGTCCGCGTCTACGTCCGCGTCTCCGTCCGGTGGGTCAGGTGCCTGCGGTGATTCGTGGATCTCAGCCATGACTGTTCACGGTACCGTGAAGGTCCGCACCCTCGTCCCGGAGGTCGGCAATCTTCGATAACTCGGCTCGGGCCTCGCGCCACTCCTCCGCGCCGAACACCAGTTCCCCGACGTGCGCCAGCGTGACGCCGGTCTTCCCGGCGAACACCCGGCAATGGACGTGTGCCCCGCGTTTCAGAAAGTACACCCGCAGCGTCATCCCGCCTCCGTCGTCGTCGCCGTCGGGGTTGCCAGTGTCGTCATCTGCGCCGCCAGCCACGCGTCCAACTGCTCGCCCCACACCGCCCCCGGCATCGCCAGCACGGCCGCGTGCCACGCCGCATGGAGCGCCGCCGGGAACGCGACCGTCACCGTCAGCGGCAGTGTGACACCATCCGCGTCGAGCGCCGCGAGCATGCGCTCGATCTCGCGCTCCGTGAACATCGACCCGAGTTGTAGCCCCTTCTCAAGGTCCGCTTCCAGTTGCTCGACGTTCCACGCAAGGCCCAGTTCCGCCGCCCGATTGTCGAGGTACGCGAGCACCCGCGCCTGCGGGTCCGTCGCAAGGTCAAGGTCCGTGCGCACGACCACCACCAGCGTTTTGCCGTCCGTCTGCACGACGCGCATCCCCAGCCCGGCCTCGATGGCGAGTTGCAGGGTCTTGTTCCCACCGATGCAGCGGCCGTACTTGTCCACGACGATGGACCGGGCCGCGCCGTACTTCGTCAGCGAGTGCTCAAGGAGTTGCTCGCCGCGCAGCGTCCCGGCGTTCGCGTTCGCGATGTCCGGGGTGCAGTCCTCCAGCTTCTCCAGCGTCTTCATGACAGGTGTCGGGCCAGCAGCGCCGTCTCCGTCGTCTCCTCTGGATACCGGGCCGCGAGCGCGTCCATGAACGCCTGCCACCGGGCGTGCTCATCGAGGGTCGCGAACGTCAACGTGATCCGCAGCACCGGGACCGTCGGAGTCGCCGCAGGCGGAGCGGTATATATACCTGCTCCGTCCTGCGGTGGCATCACGCCCCCGTCGGTCTTGGGGAGGTCGAGCACCGGCACCGGCGGGTCCACCTTCGACGCGCCGGGCGTCACCTTGAGCGCCGTCAGTTCTTTCGGAAAGAACGCCGCGCCGACATCGACGCCTGCCAGTACATCGGCCGCGACCTGTGCCCGGTCCCACGCGAGGTCGAGTTCGTGGGTGCGGTTGTCGTAATACGCGAGTTGCCGCGCTGACGCATCGACCGCAAGATCCAAGTCCGTCCGCTGCACCACGACCAGTTCGTGACCATCCGTCTCGATGCACTCCGTGGGAATCCCAAGCGCCTGCGCGGTCGCCAGCGTCTTATTGCCGCCGAGGACGGTGCCGTGCTTGTCGGTGAAGATGGAGCGGCCAGCGCCGCAGACGAGGAGGGAGGCTTTCAGGAGGGCGGCTCCGCGTACGGTGCCCTTGTTGGCGTTGTTCGGATCCTGTTGCAGCGTGACCGCCATGCGCGGTCACATTATCACTGTTCCACTTATGCGGCGCGTGCGAGCGCCGGAGCCAGTGCGGCCTCAGCCTGCGCGAGCCGTCCGCTGTAGTAGGCGCGTTGCTCGGCGGTGTGAACGAGCGCCAGCATCAGCCGCGCCTGATACGCCGTACGCTGCCAGTACCGCTCGCTGGCCGTCGAGGCCGGACACGTGGTCAAACAGAAAGGAGCGCCCCCGCACCGGGGGCAAAAGGTCGTCGCCGTCGTCGCCGTCGTCGCCGTCGTCGCCGTCATCGTCATCACCTCAACCGCACCCGCCGGTGGCATCAGTCCTGAAGGACTCTCACCGGAGGAAGTAATTCAATGTCCGAACCGAACCGTACGCAGCACGATGTCGGCAAGCAGCATGTCCCGTCCACGGGCGGAGATCGCCCCGTGACGCCAGACCCCAGCACGCTGGAGCAGGGGTCGAAGAATCCGGACGTGCGCGACAAGGCTGACCGCGCCAGCAACCCGACGCCGCCCGACCGCAAGTAGCGTCCGCCGTCTCGTCGTGCGGAGTACGGGCTGGCTTACTTCGTCAGGCTGGCCCGTAGCTCCGCTGCCTTCGCTCGCATCGTCGCCGCCATCGTCTCCGCGTGCCGGGCCTCCGCGAGGTAGCTCGCCGCGAGCCGGTCACACCGATCCGCGTCCCAGCCCAGTCGCACCGTCTGCATCGACACGAGGAACGTACGGAACACCTCTGGCGACAGCACCGCCGTCGCGCCGCGCTTCGGGAGCAGTTCCAGCGAGGCCGCGTGCAGCGGGTCCGCGTGCTCGCGCGTGCGCATCGCCACCAGAAACTCCTGCGCATCTTCGGGCCGAAGTTGCACGGCCTGCGACCGCGCCTTCGTCGGCTGGCCGTCTACGCCCAGCCACCCGCCGCTGAACAAGCGCACCAGCATCCCGCGTTGCCGTCGAACCTGCACGAGCGTCATCGTGCCCCTCGGAGCATGAACGCGTGGCACCAGTTCTGCTCATAGCCACAGGCCCGACACCGCCAGCCTTCTAGGGTAGCGACGAGCACCGGATGCTGACTGTCCGTGCCACAGGTGAACGGATGGAACGCGCCGGTCGCTTGATACGCATTGAGCGCATCGACTTGGTCTTTACTCCACGGCGCGACAGAGATCGGGTCGGTCATCGGAGCGCCTCCAGTGCTTCGTGGAACAGCACCTGTGCCGTGATACTGGTCGTCGCCGCCAGCAGCGGCACGATCTCCTTCTCGGTCTTCGCGACGTAGCGCCGGATCCAGCGCCGCGTCGAGTCACCTCGCTCATGCGTGTCCTCTCGCTCCGCATCCAGCAGCCGCCGCATGTCGCGGAGGTTGTCCGTGCGGTCGAGCAGCTTGAGGTCTGCCGCCAGCGGGGTCGCCACGATCCGCGCGTAGTACGCAGGCTTCCCGGCGCGTGCCGCCACGTCGTCGCCGTCGGGCCACGGCTTCGTCAGCGCCACGACCAGCCGCGTCACGTCCGCGCCCAGTGCCTCGATGCGCGGGTACCAGCGTGCGCCGCAGTCTTCGACCACGTCGTGCAGGAGCGCCGCTTGGACCGCGTGCGTTGGCATCCCGGCCACCATCACCATCTCCGCGACCTTGAACGGATGCTGAATGTAGGGGCCGAGGCCGTGCTTGCGCATCTGGCCGCTGTGCGCTTCAGCCGCAATCGCCGCCGCCATCAGCACCGCGTGCGTGTCGGTCATCACTTCCCCCCAACCGGACCCATCGAGGTCGCGAGCGCCTTGGCTGTTGCGTCGATGTCCGCGAGCAGCGCGAGCAGCCGCTTCTGGTGAATCTCGCTCACCTCCGTCACCAGTGCGCGGAGGGCCGCGTGCATCTCGGGCGTGGCCGCGAGGAGCGCCGCGCGTTGCTGCGCCGCTTGATGCGCGTCTGGCGAGCCGCCCTTCACGTACACCCGTGCCACGTGGTCGCCGGGCGTGAACACGTCGTACCAGAGTTTGGACTTGTTGCTACCGAATTGGATGAGCGCCTTCATCGTCGTCTCCGTCTCACTTGCTGTTGCGTTCGGCGTCGAGGGCATCCCAGCCGTCGCGTAATTGTGCGGCCAGCGCCTTCGCGTCGGCCAGCGTCGAGGCGTAGGCACGCGGGGCGACCACGTCGCCGTGGTGCAGCGCCCACACCGTGCCAGCGACCGGCACGGCAAAGTGCAGAGTCGGGCGAGGGCCGCGCACGAGTGCCGTGCGCCCATCGGCGGAGCGATAGCGCCCCGCCGCCTCGATGATCCAGTTCGCTTGCGCCATCGTCGCCTCCGTCTCCGTCTCCGTCACCGAGTTACGCGGCGACGGGGGTGGCCGCAGCCACCTCCGTCGTCAGCACCTTCACGCCGCCGCGCTTCCACGGGAGCGAGTAGTTCTTCGCGCACTTCGGGCCGTAGCCCACTTCCTTGCTGCCGTCGTCGTCAATCTTCTTGTTGCAGAAACTGCACACGCCGCGCAGTGCGCCGTATTCCTTCGCCGCCTTCGCCGGGTCCGCCGCGACGGTCGCGAGCGTCGAGAGAATCGCGTCCTCGCGCGACAGCTTGCCGTGGACTTCACCGGCCGGGGTCAGGCGTCCCAGCCAGTTGTCGTTCAGGAGCACCTGAATCGAACCCGGAGCCTTCGACCGGGGGCCAGCGACGTAGAGGCGCAATTCGCCGCCGCCGGGGGCGAGGAAGCGCACCGACGGGAACTTCAGCTTGCCAGCCGCCGCCGTCAGGAACGCCGCAATCGGGGCCATCGAGAAGGTCGCCTGCGGGGCCGGGGTCGCCGCGACCG